ATGACAGAAATAGAATTATACAACGAATTACAGAATGTAGAAGGTTGTTTAAAGAAATTGGATTCGCAAATATCAGAGCTTCGCAAAAAGAAGAATGATGTAATGAACTCCTTTCTTAGTTTGTTACCTTTTCAGAAAGGTGACAAGGTGAAAGACAAAAATGGCAATATCTTTTTCATAGAACGTCTAGAAGATGCCATATCTCTTGGCAAGAATGAAATCAAGGTTCATTTTCTTATCCGAAAAATAAAGAAAAACGGAGAACCTTATCAATACGCAAACCAAGTTTGTGGAATTGATTATTTTTCCCTTGAGAAAGTAGTAGAGTAATAACCATCCTGCAAAGGATATAAATGTAAGTAATATGATAACGGAGAAGATATTAAAAGAGCTTGGATTTGAAAAGCATCCAGCCCTTAATATTCCAGAATATTGGGATTTATGGTTATCTACAGATACATATAATGAGAAAGAGCATAAATTTAATAGGGTTCTTTATGTTAAAGTAGATTTTTATGATACTGATAATTCTTGGTATGCTAATAGAAATAACTATATTAAAGATGGTAGTTGTAATGTTAGATTAGGATTAGGACCAGGTGGTCCTCATGATTGTTCTGAAGAATTTCCTCTTCTTAGGAGATTAAAAGATGCAAAGAAATTAAAAGCATTAATAGAAATTTTAAAAGGAGGATAAGCGATGAGTAAAATTAAGGAAATATTAAGTCAAGCATACAATCAGCTTGACGAGTACAATAAAGGTGGTGCTACTCAGCATATCCTTCTTTGGAAGGCTATGGGTAATATTGAGGATGCACTTAAAGAGTTGGAGGATGAATAAGAAACAATTTAAGTAAGTAACTATGGATAAGAAAGAGAAATCAATCAAACTTCATCTAGATAAGGCTATTGGTTATTCAGACAAGGCTCATGACGAGTTGCAAATTGCTCTGGATATAGCTTTGGATGGAAAAGGACTTAGTAATGAAGAAAAGCGGCTTCTAAGCGTTGATTTTGCAACTGGACAAGAAGAAGCCGTAGAGCGTGTTGCTGATGGTAGTTGTAATGATGAACCAACCAGTGCATGGGATAGCTCAATTAGAGACTGCCGAATATCTGAGGTATATCGCATGACAGGTGAGCAGATACGTGAATATTTTAATTTGTGACAACTATGGATAAGAAGAAAGTTAAAGAGCTGATACAAGAAGCAAAACATTTAGCAATTTTACGCAAATATGAAAACAGACAGACATATTTGAATAATTGCATTTGTCGTTTGGAAGAAGCTTTGAAGGAACTCAACAAGCCAGACTGGGTATCTGTTGAGGATGAATTACCTCCTTATGATAAGGTAGTTTGGGTAACAAGTAAGATGTCACCTGATACTATTTTCAAAAACAGAAGAGTGGAATGTACTACCGTCCCAAAAGATGGTAATGACTTCATCATCTTATGGGAAGGGAGAATGGCTCGTATCACTCATTGGAAACCTATTGAAAAGTTGGAGGATTGATATGACAAAGCAAGAAGCAATGGCTTTCGCTATCAGCGTAGGAAAGCCGATAAGACATAACTCATTTTCAAAAGGTGAGTTTGTTCAATACAAAGGAAAGGAGTTAGTTGATGAAGAAGGAACTATCCTTCCTCAACAAGAGTTTTGGGCTATCCGTTCAGGTGGCTCTTGGGAGAATGGATGGGAAGAATATAAAGAGGATTGATTATGACAAGAGAAGAAGCTAAAGAATTTTATCCTATTCTGCAAGCTTATGCTGAAGGAAGGGTGGTTGAGTGTAGAACCAAACCAAGTGCCGTAGAAGGTACAGATGTTCCGAATGATTGGACGGAAATAAAAGATATTTCGTTTTGGAATAATACAGAGTACCGCATTAAGGCAGAGCCTACCTACCGCCCTTTTGCCAACGCAGAAGAGTGCTGGGAGGAAATGATGAAGCATCAGCCATTTGGGTGGGTGAAAAACAAGGAGTCGCAAGCCCTTTTTGTATGCAAGGCTATCGGAAATCTTCTTTTTTTCATAGGTATTGAAGATAAGCCTTATAACTACAATGAAGTATTAAGAGACTATACTTTTGCCGATGGAACTCCTTTCGGTATAAAAGTGGAGGGATAGTTATGGCATGGGTAGCAAAGAATAAAGATGGCTCTGAAACAATTTATGAAGTCAAGCCATACAAACGCAACGATGAGTGGGTATCACGGAAAGATGGTTGGGAAAGACCCTATCAATACTTTAATATTCCACAAGGTAGTATCAAGAAGCTCATTGGAAGAGAATTATCTTTTAGCGATGAGCCAGTAGAATTGAAATAAAAAAGGAGGTGTCTCCAGTGAGCACCTCCCCGAAAGAGTTAAAACGTAAGCTTACGATTTACTTGTTGATAAAGAAGTGGAATGGTTTACCATGAGCGTACTCAATAGTACCATCCTTTCTGTGGCGAGACCAACAGAAAACTTCAGTACCACTCTCTTTCTTTTGCAAATTAGAATACATATGAGGCAACAACCTCCTTTCTGGCATTATACTCAGAAGCGGAATTGCTTTGAGCACCTTGTATGGAGCCGCCATACAAAGAAAAACCCCAGCACTGGACTGGGGAAAATGTCTTTCGAGCGGATGGCTAGGAGACTTTTATTGTTGGCGATTTTGCCAAGAGGTTGTTTGCCTCGTTTCTAATTTGCGCTGCAAAGGTAGTGATTATTTTAATAACAATAACAACAACAAAGTTAATAAAGTAAAAACAATAGTCTATTTAGACTTTATATAAACATATAAATATGGAAATAAGAAATATCAAGTTCAAGGCAAAACACCTGGATAATTCAGAGTGGGTGAAAGGCTACTTCTATAAGGAATGTGGCAATACTTACATCATCGAGGATAGGCAGAGTGAATCAATGCTTAATAGAAATGAGGCACACCTAGTTGACCCTTCCACCGTCTGCCAGTTCACAGGACTGAAAGATTGTGAAGGCAATGAGATTTGGGAAGGTGATATTATAAGTAGCCCACACTTTGAACGTGTAGCCACAGTAAAATGGGATGATTCTTTATGTGGTTTTAAATGTTCAGATGTTACTGGGAATATTAATTTTTCTTTTACAGCTATTGCTCACTGTTCTGAATGGTCTATTGTTGGTAATGAATTCGATAAAAAGAAGTAGCGTATGAAGAAAAAGATTTTAGACTTAGCCAAGTCAGCCGTTTGGTTCGTCTTGTGCTTGCTTGTAGGAGCATTGATATTTGAGGGCATCCGCTCTTTGGCTAATAGCGATGAACCTGCAAGGGATTTTGGTACATCTGTATTCACCAAGAAAGGGCACGACTATCTGCTAGTAGATACGAAACACGGAGTTTGTGTTATTCACGCCGAGAGCTGCCATTGCCGTTTAGACACCTTGGGTATCTATGTGGTTGATAACAAAGATACAACTTATGTGATTAAAAAGAAGTAGCGTATGAAGAAACAAATAGTCTTAGACGAACAAGATATTAAAGAGTTCCACGAGGATGCGGAGCATCTACGTTGGCTATATAACAGAATGGTGTGTGAGTATGGTGAAAGCGTTAACTTTGATTACATGCACCGTTTTGCCAAGATATTCAATAAATTAAAGCAATTATAGCGTATGAAGATTAGATTGGCAAAGAAAATAATGAAGCATAAATGTACTTTCCTCGATTTAGAAGAGAAGTACAAAAAGAAAGGGTATAATGTCAAGTGGTTGCTTGCATGGGCATCTTACGATGAAAGAAAGATATGTCGGAATGCCTTACCATTCGACCACCGCATCACCAAGGCGATAAGTTTAACAAGTAAAAAGAAGAAAAACGATGAAGAATGAAACATTTGACTTCTCGGAGGCTCTGAGAAGAATGAAGGAAGGAAAGAATATTAGACGTAAAAATAGCGAATACATATTTGCTATATGCGGAGGCGGCTGTTTCCCTCAAACAATATCATACAGAACGTGTGTGTCTAATATGTTCTCTTTAGGTGTTGCAGCTATACCTACTGAATGTATTCTCGCAACCGATTGGGAGGAGGTGGAAGGATGAAGAAGAATGATGAAGAAAGATGTTGTGGTAACTGTCTTTGGATGGGACGCGAAGACATCTTAGGCAATGGATGGTGCTACAAAAAAGATTGCGAAACATCTTGTGATAAGGTTTGCAAGAAACATGAATTTTAAACTTTAAATATTTAAATGGAAAAGATTTACAGACATTTCAAAGGAGGTTATTACAGATTTATCGCTGAGGTCACTAATAGTGAAACTCAGCAAAATGAAGTAGTTTATATGGCAATCTATGGTGAACACAAGATTTGGACGCTCCCTGCTGATATGTTCTACGGAAAGGTGAACGTCGATGGCGTAGAAATTGATAGATTCACCGAGGTTATTGGCGTGCCAGTCTTGTTTAAGAAGACAAACGAGAACGCTATCATGCCATCTAAGGCGCATAACGATGATTTCTGCTACGACTGCTATGCGGTTTCAGAAGAAGAGGTTGAACCTAATGTGTGGAAGTACGGTCTTGGATTTGCTTTGCAGATTGAAGATCGTAATAAGCCTGCCGATATTTCAAGATGCTTTACGTTCCGTCCTCGTTCTTCCGTATGGAAGACTGGTATGATTCTCAGTAACAGTGAAGGCACTATCGATGACTCCTATACCGGCGAGATTTCTGCCGTATTCTATCACGTTATGCCAAGTATGCCGCGATACAAGGTTGGTGATAAAATTGTGCAATTCCACCTAGAAACAAGTGGTAACATCATGTTTATAGAGACGGATGAATTAAACAAAACAGAGCGTGGTGATAACGGCTACGGCTCTTCTGACAAAAAGTAATATGAACGTACTTACAGACGAACAGAAAAATTACATAAAGGAGCATCCGTGTGAGTCGCCAAGCAAATTGGCAAAATCATTCGGATGCACCATACAGACTATCTACTGGTGGCTACATAAGCTGCATGGAGACTCCTTTATTCAAAGGAAGAAGGAAGCGAAGGAGGTGATGGTTCAGGCTATTCGCAATCTCTATCCAGATCTTTCGGCCACAGAGGTAGGGAAGATTCTCGGTATAACAAAGGCATCGGTCAACAACCTGGCGAGGAGGCTTGGGGTCAAGCATACAGATGAGACTACAAAACGAATACAGAAGGAGAGTGCTGCTCGTACACGTACCGATGAGGCTAATAGAAAGAGACAGGAAACACTGAGAAGGGTTCTTGCCGTTGAGAAGCTGAGAGCTGCCAGCGGTTTGCCACAGAAGACAAAGCGTAAGTTTAAGACTGTTCCCGGCAAGTGTATGAATGCAAGAAATTATCTTTGCCGAAAGTACAACTACTTTTACGACAAGGATTATGGAGAGCTGCTTACCCTGTTCTTTGATAGCAAAACAAGAATGCTGACCGACGAACAGAAGAAATACTACGAAACGGAGTATAGTATTAAGTTCCTGCAAGCTGAAGAAGATTGAATTTCTGTGCATTATCTATATGTTTAGGGGTGGCTACACATCGCGTGCGGTCACCCCTTTTTTGTTTATAAATCAATAACCAAATAAAAACATTAGAAAAACTAAGAACGTTTATGCAACTTTAACTTCCAGTATATCCAACCTAAAAATGCGAGAATGCCTATAAAAAGACAAACTGATGCTATCTTACCTATATTCAAGAAAGCTCTGTCAGTCTTTGATAGTTGCTTGCCAACCTCAACTTTATATGGAATCGAATCTCGTACAATCAAGGTATCTGATTTGTTTCTTACAATATATCTGTCTTTATATTGAAGATGGTACTTGTCCTTGAAGACTGTATCACCTCTAATATAAACAGATACACTATCATGCACATAGACGGAATCAGTCTTCAACAAAGAATCCGTCTTTACTACGACCCTATCTCTGTATTCTGTAATAGGAACGTACTTTGTAGTAGTACATCTACAGAACATTGATAGAATCAGCATTGCTACTGCAATGGTAGCCACAACCCTTGTTATCTTATCAATCAAATTCATAGGCTACTGAATTACTATCGTTACTTTTTCCTTTTTATCCCAAGCTGTCTTCATAGTCTGAATGAGCTTGCTTGTCCAGAAGCGAGAATCGCTAACCCATCCTTTCTTATCGTTTTTACCGATAAGAATACACCCCTCTGTGTCTTTTGCAGAGTTACCGCTATGTATGCGTATTCCTTCAAATCCTTTGACGTTCAGTAATAACGGCAACATCTTCTTGAATCTATTGGAGTAGGTATATACGCATTTATAACTGCCGCTTGGTATTGCAGTCTGCCCATATACCTTTTTCTTCTTGATTTCATCTATTGACATGTCTTGTTGCAATCCTCTATCTGTGTCTTCTAGTGTATTGCAGCCAAACAAATTGCCATTCACGTACAGACGGCTAATAGTATAGCCATCCTTTTTCCAAGCTCTATCAATTAGTACTTCCATTTTTGTTTTCCTCCTCTTTTTTGTCAAATTCCTGATTCAGTCTCTCCAAGATAGGCTTCCAATAACTCGGTAATGCCTTTGCAAATTCAAATCTCAGAATGTAATAAATAACCCTGAATGCGACATTCTTCGGGTATGCCTTAATGAGATTTTTAAACGCATTACAGATATACACATAGCAGAATATATACGTAAGCATCTTGATTACAAATAGAGCTTCCGTACCATCGTTGCAACCTAACATGATGCCGTATATCACATAGACGATAGATACATAAAGCAGCATTTCCAAAATTGCGTTCTTGAACTTCGATGCAGAAAAGTTCTTGCATCGCACAACACTCACGCCGTCAGCCCTCATACCACAGAAGATATTGAAGCCAAAGGCAATTACCAACGCCAAAACAAAACCTTCTGTTGGCGTTGCAAAGGCAAGTATAGCGGAGAAAATAGTAACTCCTATCTGCCGGATCTGTGAAGAATCTAATAAATCTGTCATAATCTGTTATCCTGAATAATTAATAAAAATAAAGTTTCGGTCTCTTTCTGCAAAGATAGCAAAAAAACCGAAACTTCATTCAGAATAACGAAAAAAAATCAGATATTCAGATCATAATATGGCATTCCGCCGTTTTCCAAGAAAGAAACGCATTCGTCGAAAATCTTTCTCTCGAAATCAAGCGTGTTTATTTTCGGGAACCACTTCTTAATCTTTCCGGCGTTGCGTTTTGTCATTTCACCCCACAAAACGCACCAATCATTAATGGTAATGTTGTCGTTCTTGACTTCGTGCCAATAGTCCTTGGCTACATCTTTAGTGTGAAGCTGATCTATAAGACAGAGATGAATATCTGCCATCTCTTCGTCATAGTGGCACGCACCAATCTCTCCCTTTACTTGCTTCATCATATCAAGCATTACACTGTCGTTCATTCCGACTTCGCAACAATCAGCCATTGTCGCAACACAATTCTTAATAGCCTGTATATCGTTGCTTGCCAATATGTTTTCAAATACCTTTTTCATAACCGTATATTTTTAGTGTTACTTCAAGAAATATTCTCTGATGTCGTACACACCATCCTTGTCTTTCAACAAATCGAGTGCAAGGTGGTTGGCATACTTAACCATATGCTCTGTACCAATATCCTTCACGTCTTCCTTGCCGAGTATCTTGGCAATTGTACATCCGTGGTCGCTCACAACCTGATTCATGGCAACATACAAAGCATAATCGTTGTAGTAAGGCTTCTCCTCTGTTGCAAGTCCGAGACCAGTCATAGCATTGAGCCATGTCTGCATATCCCAGGTTGCAGGCGGATTCATACCGTTTACAATCTCAGAAGCCTCCTTCTTGGTAAGATAGTTCTTCCACTTGATGGCGCAGAGCTTATCAAGATACTCTTGTGCCAACTCTGGGTGTTTGGATGCCATATCTTTCATCATGCAGCGCATTGTGTCTCCAAATGTGCGCATATACTTCACGTTGTCTGATGATGCCATCATTCCATACAGCTCATCAAACTTACTCATAATCTCTTTTGCTTCCATATTGTCTTGTATTTATATATGTGATTATTCTGCTGTTATCAGACTTTTCAACTCCTCAAAGTCAGTTTTTGTAAAGCTGATACTCTTCTTGCTGCCGAACAATATTGTCGTTATAATATTATCATGCAAATCAATGGACAAAGTACCGCCATCAATGCGACCTTTGACAAAGCCGAAATCAAACTCGTAGTTGCTTATATTCTCCAACATCTGCATGAGGTCTGAGAATATGGTATCGGCATCAATGTTTCCGTCTTCATCTGCGATGAATAGGGTAGCGTTGTCAATGCTCTTGCCCCAACTATCCTTGTGTTTGGCGATGATGTTGTGTGAAGCTCGCTTCATGTACACTGAAGGGATAGCCAATGCAGGGTTCTCCTTCACCATATCGCTAATTCTTGCGTCTGCCCACAAATCAAGCGATGTAAGCAGTTTCTCTTTCAGTTCAGTTACATTCATTTCTTAGTTTCTCCTTTATGTGTTTTAGTGTACCAAGCGAGATACTCTTGCCAAGTCTTATCGCTGTGGTTAGTCATATAATCGTTGAGCATAGCAGATTTTTGTTCCTCTGCCTGTGCCACCTCCTTTCTCAGTCGTTGCATTAAAGACAGATGTTTCTTCAATGCTTCCTGTCCTTGCTGAGTGCTCTCAATACGAGGGCGTATGATACGCAATTCCTCATCTTGAACCAGCTTAGACACATATTGCAAGCTATCAACGTATTCTTGATTCTGCATCAAGTACTGACGTTGTGCGCCTGTAAGATTGTCTTCTATTTTGTCTATCTCATCCCAAAGTGGGGTGGCGGATTGCTGCGCTTGCATATTGATAGATGCTCGCTTCTGTTGTATAGCCTCGTACACCTTCTGCAACTCGGCATCCATCATCTGCGGCTGTTGCTGACTTGTGCCCATATCCAATAATGGGCTGTTTCCAAAATTCATCATAACAATCAATATCTTTAAAGTTGGTGATATATTATAGAGAGGTGAGAGGGCATCCGCCAACGAGGGCAAACACCCCTCACCAACTCATTTCTTCTTAGTCCTTTTTACAGACTTCCTTACTGCTCTGTTACGCTCCTGTAGTGGGAGTGGAAGCAGCGGTGCAGTTGCAGCCGCTGTAACTACCATATCCATGGAGTACTGGAGCGTTCGGGAGCATCAACTGCCCTCGCAAGCAGTTGCAAGTATTCTCCTTGACGTAAGCCATCATAAGCTTCTCCTTGTAAGGAGTGAGGGCTTCCATGATAGCTACCTTCTTGTCGAGGTCACAATACTTAGCCTGCAACGCATCGTACTGGTCTCTCTGATTCTTGTACAGACCGAAATCCGCATCAATCTGAGACTTGTACAGACCGAACTCTGCCTCCATTGCACGGCGGTTCTCAGCGTTGATAGCCTCAGTAGCACCCTTGTACATAGAGAACTTCTCTGCGACGTCGGTCTCACGCATAGCGTAGAACTTGTTAGCGGTGTCGAGCTTCAGACCGAACATGTCGGTAAGCAGCTTCACTTCGTCAGCGCATTCCTTCTCCATTACCTGCAAGGCGGTTGGCTGATTAGCATTCGCATTTGCGCCATAGCCGTTAGCATTGATGTTCACGTTCTCAGGCATATTGCTTCCACCGAGTGAACCAAACACACTGCGATTACCTCCAAATAACCAAGCACCAAGACCGAGTGCAGTACCAGCTATGCCAAGACCCAATCCTGTGCCTGCGATACCTTTAGAAGCATACTCATCGTGCTTCTTTCCCTCTTCGTAGATTTTCTTCTCTACTACTTTTGTATCTGTCATTTCCATAATACAATCTTTTGAAATCCTTAATATTAACTAACACTATGTAATCGATTACGGATGCAAAGGTACAAAGAATAGGGGAGAGAAAATATAACTCTATCACACTTTCTTTTAGTGGTTGATTATCAGTGTTTTAAGGTGATAGTAGGTAATATCATTTTAAGCTAATATATATTTTTAATAAAATATTGTATTTTTAAAACCCACGAAATCGGGGGAATTAAAATCCTTTCCAATGTTTGCAAGATTGGAAAGGATTGAAAACAAAAAGAGAGGCAATCACTTACCTCTCTTACTCAACTTGTAAGGAACACTTACATGTTCAACTATTAGGATAGAAGTAGAAACAAAATTCCCCTATACTATTGGCGTAGTATAGGGGAAATATCACATTCCTGCTCGGAAAAATGATGCTCGATTAACTGCTACAAATGTAAGCAATAATTCCGAAACCACCAAATTTTTCGTCATTAATTTGTTAGATACAGATACAATCCTTCCCCGAACCACATTATCAATATCATAGTTGACATCGTTACCCAAGTCAAGAAGTACTTATCGACCTTCTTATATTCATAGGAAAGATACAAATAAGCAATGAACGTGCTGTTGATGATTACCAGTATCGCTAATATAATCAAAGTACAAAACATATAATCCATACTCATATATGCTCGCTTATCCGTGCTGCGATAGGGCTTATTAATACGTTATGATTTTCTCTTGCTCTTAATGTAGTGTAGTATATCCCACTTCTTAAAATATCGGGTGTGCCCACGCTTCTTGCATTCTCCGTTAGGAATATCGCCTCTCGCAACCATCCTGTTAAGGGTGGCATCAGAAACGTGCAATTTCTCCTTGACCTCCTCGGTGCTCATCATCGGATTGAGCATATCTGGTATGATGTCGCACAATCTATCGAGGTCATCATCGCTCATTCCGCAAGCGGTGACCTTCTCTCCATTTCTCTGCTGCTCGTCAGCCTTAAAGCAAGCATCACTCAATGACTTCAAAGCTGTACCGAGCAGCTTATAACTTAATATCTTTCCCACACTTATGCACAAATTTTTCGTCCTAACTTGGTTCTAATGACAAACATATCAGCAAATCCATATAGATAGAATAATGCCGTTACTACCATAACTGTAAAGCAGGAATCTATCATATTGTTGGTTGTGTACCAACTCCATTCAACGATGTGAGCTGCGTTGATGCCGAAAAAGTAGAAAAATGGTATTCTGTATCTCCAACACAAAAAGAAGAATCTACTAGCCAGAATAGCCACCATAGGCAGAACATACACCATAAAGTAGATGTAGAAGTAGCAAGGCGCATTCTCTGCATAAGGGATAAACATCTCTCTATGATGCTGAGAGAACTCCCATATTCCATAAGCGTGAAAGCACATAAGGATGACAGGAACGTACTTGCAGAACCAACGGAAGAATTTCAGAATCCTTCTGCTATACCGATTTCCGTGCTTCATCAGCATATACATCAGCTCGGTAACGTCCACGTTTTTCAATAGCCGTTGGACTTCGGCTTCGTCTTCTTTAGTCATAAGCTATTATATTTTAGTTGATTTAAAAGATTGATGCCGCAAAGGTACGCATTCTCTAATAAAAGCAATCGGTTTTTGATTAATTTTTGTGTTAAACTTCGTAAAAAGTAACAATTCGTAAGTTTCGTTACCGCTTCTCTGTTACCAAAATAACATAAAATGGTAACAAAATAGCGTTAGAACGAACAAGAATGCCATTCTAACGCTATTATTGTATCTACTATTGGAATTATCCTATCACCACTTCAAGGCTCTCCATATCAGCGAACTTCAAGCCGCAATCCTTCGCAGCCTTGAACAACTCCTTCTCGTCAACTTCCTCAATGGACACCTCAACCTCGGCATTGGCAAGGTCTGAGAAATACTTCTCGGTCTTCTGCTTCTGGTTGAAGAAGTACTCATTAACCTCCGCAAACTTGGCGGAATCGTCCTTGGTGTATTCGTAGCCCTCATCGGCGTGCTTCTGCTCAAGCTGCTGGCACTCCTGGAGCTTGCGCTGCATCTCCTCGAACTTATCGTCCTTCAAGCTCTCCTGTGCTTCCTCCACATCCTTGTCGTAGGTATCGGCTACGTGGCGCAGAGCCTTCATATTCTTCCATACTCGCATAGCGGCATCATCGCTCATTGATGATGTCTTCAATGCCTTTAATGTTCTGTAGGCTGCAACAGCCTCGATTGTCTTAATCTTCTTCATTTTGTTCTGCTCTTTATGTTAAACTTAAAATAAAATTCTTAATACTCCGCAAATATACGGAAAATATTCTGTATATGCAAGGATATAAGAGAATATATCATACCAACTTATATCTTAGTCCAGCCTGGCACACCACGATGATAATACAAGCTTCCACCAAATAACTCACCACCGTTTACTTCCATCCCTATTTAAACTTGACCAGTTTCTCATTTACAAGATAATCGGAATAACCTAACACCTTAGCCTTACATTTCCGAATTAGATAGCAAGAGTATCTGGTCAACAAACGTATTTGCTGCGTAAAGCATAGCTTTATAACTTTTCCCTTCTAGTAAGGCATATCTACCTATGTCAACTGTGATAATCTCATTAGGTGCAATATCTTTGTTGGCTACAGCCCTATACTCGCCAAATTGGAAAGCAGTCGTTTGAGTACTTGTAGAGAACCTAATATCAATATAGATTCTTTTATATGTCGTAGAACCAACATTCTTCAATTTAACCTCTTTGGTTGATGGGTAATAACTTAACTTCAAGTCTCGCAAGTAAGCATTCTGAGTTGTTTCTATTATCACATCGTTTGGCACTGCTGTAGGAATCGGATACCAACTTCCTGCTACAAAATTAGGTCTGTCACTAGTGTCATACTTAGCAGTGGAAAGAAAAGGAATGGCAACGTAAGTTCCTGTAGCTAAATTAGAACCATTTCCACCGATTTGCACCTGAAAATTACCATTGCTTACAGTGTTTGATTCCGTCCTAAAATAAACAGGTTCCCCTTTTTTGAACAGAGCGAAGCCGAAATAACAATCTTTCGTTATACCAATATCTTCTAGGTTAACTCTATCATCTTCACCTACGGACGGTCTGCGGAATCCACAAGCCCCCGACACACCGCTATTGGATGTAGCCCTTACTGTAGCACTAAAACCAAAAATTGGACTAGTAGCTTTACTATTGTATCCTCTAAAATCACCCAAGCGATAAGGCTCTGCGCTTCCTCCCGAAGGTCTCTCATACGAATATCCGTTATCGTGATTTTCGTCACCATCTATAAAATAAGCATTGTACAAAGACTCTAGAGTGTTATAGTTTGGAACAGAAATTCCATAGTTCCCGTCCCTAGCCCTATACCAATCATCGGGAAATGGTGAAGGGTAACATGTTGGTTTGTATTTTGCCCACATATTTATCTTGGCGGACTTGCAAAGAGTAGCCAAATCATTACTTGATTCACCCAGCACCGACTTAACATCATCGATGGATATGGGGGGGTGATTTTTCCGTTATTTACACTCATATTTCTTTCTTTTTATCGTTATACTTTTTTATATATATCTACTACATATCGGGCATAATACTACTAAATGGGATAAGACCCTTTACAACCCAAGTACCATTTGCTATCACGTATATCTTATACGATTTTCCACTTGTAAGATTTGTGAATCTTACAGTTTTGGTTTCGCCTGCATTCATCGTTCCTATGGTCTCGTAGTATTCTCCACTTACCATAGCCTGTCCTTTAGACGGGTCGGTCTGATATACGCAATATACAGCAACATTTTTTACTGTAGTGGCGTTATTCTTCATCTTCAGCGTTACGATGATTCTACCAAGCTTCTGCTCTGCCGTAATCTGTGCGAAGTTGCTTGCAACAGCTTGTGACTGGCTGATGATGGAGAGCTGCTTGCCTCCTGCGAGGTTTGGGATGGCGTAACAAGTCATCTGATGAAGGGTGTGGTCACTGGAATAGTTGAATGAGCAGAACATCGGGAAGGCAAGGTAATCGCCTTTCTGAAGGGCATTCTTTGGCAGCGGCACAGTAAATGTGCCCACGCTGGATGCTGTGGTGATGAACATAAGAGTGGACTTGCTCTTATCGGTGATGATGTAGCCGAAGTACTTATCCTTGAATGCGGCGAAATCGAAATAGCTTATCTCTAAGCCATCTACCGATACGATATTGTGTTCCGTGAGTATCTGATTGGTATCACTCTCACGGATGAACACGTTGGTGGATAGATAGTCCTTCACCTCGGGATTGGCATTATGAAAATAACCACGAAAATCTCCAAGGCGGAATGGAGAAGACGCACCGCCAGTTGGCTTGTTGTATAAGGTGGTATATCCATTATTAGCCTTTGAATATTCAGCTACAAGGTCTTTCCAGTTGTTCTTGCCGTTTTCTATCGTGATATTGATGCCGTAGTTGCCATCCTTTGCCTTGTACCAGTCATCGGGGAAAGGTGAGGGGTACACGGTAGGCTTATACTTCGCCCAAACATTTATCTTCGGTGACGTACACAGCGTGGCAAGGTCGCCGCTGCCTTCTCCGAAGAGGTTCTTCAGGTCGTCGATACTGACGGGAGCCGTTATTTTTCCGTTTGCTAATGCCATACGCTTAATCTTTAGAACTTAAAACACTAGGCAAGGCAGCTCTATAAGAGCCACCCTGCGTTAATACTTACGATACTTACTCTGCTGCTTCACTAGCCATATTGGCAGCGATAGCGGTATCAACCTCCCCAATCAATGCCGACACCTCACTGAGCTTGCTCTGAGGTATGCCGCTGATGTTGTAGGTCAGCTCGCTGCCGTTGGAGCTTGCGTTCGCGTTGCCGAGATAGTTACCATTGGTATCTGTGTAGATACTCATATTGATGCTGTCGATGTTGCCACCCGTCTTGTCAACATTGTAGGTAATTTCTACTCGATAGCCGCCCTTGGTATAAGTGGCGGTTGTCTGTTCACTCTTCTTGTTAATCTTTAAATTCTCCATTTTCTAATCTAATTTAATAAATTAATATTCTTGTTATCTAATCTCTTCTTGTTATTGCCATCCTGCTTTCCACTCAATCGCTGAACCTCTGATTCGAGGAAAACCACACGAGCCTTCAACCTGCTGACCTCATCGCCCACCTGCTCGATAGCACCGAATGCCGTTGCAATCAGCTTTGGAGACCAATAATTAATCTTGTAATAACCATTTTCGTCAGTCTCCACGATGTCCTTTAAGTGAGGGTTACACAAGACGTGCTGGGCAATCCAACCGATAGACCTTGTGTTGTCCTTTTTCCAAGCGAAGCCATAAGTGCCACCCATTGCCTTGATGATACCTAAGTAGTCCAGCTTCCGCAAATCCTGCTTCAAGCGGATGTCTGAGGAGGAGTAGGCGGTGATGCCGCCAGTGGCTAGAACGTTACCATTACAAGTAATACTACCCATCATCCAGTTCCACCATCCACCTGCGCTATCCCAGCATTCAATATAGTATTGTCCAGCAAGCTTAGATAATTGACTAGATGGCATACTTGCGTTAACATAATTATTTCCATCATAACTTACAGTTAATGCGTCACTAATACCATAACCTTGCACAGTAGTCGGCTTATCCTTTAGGTTCACCCATTTAATATCTTCTATTAACGCTATCGTTCCATTATCGGATGGGAGACTAATAGTATTTTTGTATGTTCCTGAACAATATAATCGAGTGGAATAATCTGCTGATTCCGACTGGCTATCGTGAAAGTCTATAAATTTTCCAACTTCCATAACTCCATCACTCTCAACGAATGGTATTCCGTTCCATTTAGTGACGTGTTTACCATCTACTGTATCAGCATTTCCTGCACTTGTAGCATAAGAACAACTTCCACTAGAAGTTATATAACCGCTATCATTAATAAACTGACTTACCTTTGTCGGTCTTCCACTAACGTTACTCCAAGCAACAGAGTTGGCACTTCCTGCACTACTTGCATAACTAACAGATAGAGTAGATATTGCCTTATGTCCGCCACCACCGAGAAGTACATAACTATCACTTGAATTATTCTTCTTAAATCCAATTCCATTCCAATATCCAGAGGTATCAAAAGAACCAGCTTTGCGTGAATCCCATCCACTATCCATATTAGAGAAGAAGTCTATTGCAGCATCATTAGCTACAATCATATTTTCATCTTTACCATTTGTGTGTTGTTTTAGCACCTCACTTGCAGATTCTCCTCCGCCAATAATAGTAAGTCCACCACCACCGATACATATACCATTGCCATATACATCAACGTTATTATCTACAAACGTTATCATGTCATAGGTATTCTTAGACCCTTTATATCTAATATTACCAGTCATAGCACCACCGCTAAGTTTAAGGTAAGTATTAGCTGCATCCGCAGACTTCAAATAAGCACTAAGACTTTGATGACTAGTCAGGAACGTTGCACCTTTAGTAAATGTAACAGTTTTACCGCTCTTTGTAACACTTGTAATAGCATTACCAGTGCCACTTGTGGTAATATTATTTACATAACCATCAAGACTTTGGTGGCTGGTGAGGAACGTGCTGCCTTTGACAACACTGATAGTAGTACCATTCTTGGTGATAGACGTAACCGCATTACCGCTGCCACTGACAGAGATGGTAGTAGCACTACCACCTTCCAAGCTGGAGATACGACTATCAAGAGCCTTGATAGAGTAGGCAGAAGCTATCTCAGACAGGGATTCGCTAGTAAGTTTCAAGGCATCTGCATAGCTCTTCACACTACCATTCAATCCGCCACCGCCTGAAACACTACTTGCTCCGTATGCACTGATTCCGCCTGTGGCATAGAGATTACCATCCACTTTTATCGCCTTGTTGGTTGCATCATACGTGAGCTTGATGCCGTGGAAGGTGATTGCGCCCTCGAAGGTCGCATCACCCGATACACCCAATTTGGTGAAAGGAGCATTAGGCTTCAGCGACACAAGGTCAGCAACGCTCGTTCCTGCACTTCCTGCCTTCCAAGTCGGCTCAAAGAAGGTGAGGTATGCACCCAAGTTCTTCTCGCTTATGATAAATGATGTAGGGTCTGCGTGAACCTTTCCGTCCACGTCCCACCAGATAGCACCGTTGGCAAGGTAGCCAGAGCCATCGAAGCGAACGAGGGAGGTTGCAGGGGTAAGATTTCCGCTATTATAGTCCTTATCCACCATACGACCGCCCCACCACGTTGCGATACTCTTCTTTCCTCTATTCGGGTCTATAGCTCCGTTGATACCGCTCTGAACGTTTCCCTCTGCGTCTCTCAAAGCGAGGAGTGTTGTCATCACAAGACCGCCATCAATATCTGTAGTCTGACCGAGCGCATCCTTGATATACTTGTAACCTGCAAGGTCAGTAATATTCTGCTTCAAGTCACCATATATCTTGCTAGTGATATATGCGTTCGCCAAACCCAATTTGTCATAGAATGCACTGTATGCTGACTGGAAGTTGGTAAACTTCGTTCCCACTGCTGAGACGATGGTAGCCTTGCCGTTAGTATCAGCCGCATTATATCTGCTTGATATGTCAGATAGATAATTGACGAGTTCCTTCTTTGCAGTCGTGAGGGTAGTGAAAGCGGAATTGAGGTCGGTGAGTTCCTTGGTGTTCGCCAGAACCTCTGCTCCCTTCACCTCATTGTACGACTTCTCGGCGGCTGCGAAATCATCTGTCAGTCGCTTAGAATCCTGCGCCATTGCCGCAATCTCGGAAGGCTCAAGGTAGCCATCTGTAACATAATTATCGAATTCCTTCTTGTTGCTGGTGACGGTCTTTCCGAGGTTCGTAATGTTCGTCTGTGCGGTCAATGCCGCCTTCTGAGCTTCCTCTGCCGCTTTCTTGGCTGCGTTGGCAACGGTATCATCGGTATATCTAGATGCTTTAATCCAGTCACCGATGACGAACTGAGAACCAGCCGCTTTGTTGGTCTGACAGCGCAATACCTCATTCTTGTAGGTACTGCCATCTGTAGGATAGGTAGCATTCACCCAAATATCGCCCAACTGATAAGGCGGTGTAGGCTGAGCACTGAATACCTTCATTTTCCCGTCTGCGGTCTCCTGAGCCTTGCTTGCATCGGAAAGGGCCTTGGCAATATCGGTGTCCGTGATGATTGTCCACTTGTAGGTGCTGCCTTCCTTGGCAAAGCGGTATGCCTTGCCAGTCTTGTTGTCGTAATACAAGTCGCCCAGATGGGTATCTTTATCCTTATCGGTCGTCCAACTGCTGGCAGGGGCATTAGTCAGTGTTGGCATTCCTTCATAGAACCACGTCTCGATAGCACCATCCACCTGATTTTGAAGGTCGGTTATCACCTGCGAGTTATTGATGAGATTGTTCACCTGCTCCTCGGTCAAGCCCTTCTCTGAGTTCTCCTTGATGTACTGCGACAATTCCTTGCCATCCACGGTAGATTTCGCCGAAAGCTTACCCTTGATAGATACCTGCTTGGTTGCGCTGTCATACTTGATGTAGCTACTACCCTCATAGCCATTCTCCTTAGTAGGTCGGTCGCCCACATACATATCGCCATAAACATTGAAGAACGCCTTGTTGGTCTGCTTATTCACACCATATTCCACATATTCCTTATTTGCAAAGGAGTAGCTGTTGATGCCGTGATAGAGACCGATAGATGGCGAATAGGTATCTACCGCAGAGAAGATAAGGCAGTTCTGACGTTCTACATCGGTTCTGTTACCGCACTGCGACAACACATCACCTTTAGCAGGAACATCGCTAGCCGTGGCGCAATCGGTATCGGAGAGGTCGATATAATGATATTTCTTTCCTTCCAACTCCACAGGTTCCTCGTCACGACCGATTACCAATCGCCAATAGAAGTGATTGCCCACCTTGTGATAAGTGCCCTTGCGAACGTTGAATGACTCAGAACGCACTTGGTCGCCAATAGCAAAATCATTATCCACTGCATCGCCTTCCTGCTCTGCTAAGAAATAGCAACGATAAGCCTTCTGTGACACATTATTATATGTCACAGTAACCTCTTCCATCTTATGAACCACAACACCACCAGCAGGAGAGATAATCTCCTTGCCGCCGATTGTAGATGTCTTCTTGATTACCAATTCCTCGAAGATAGCCTTCATTCTCACCTCAAGATAATCTGTGATGAGATGCGAACGACCTTCTGCATCGGGAGTCCAGGAACCGCCGTTCTCATTATTGAAGTTACCGACAAGCAATCCACTTAAAAGCTTCTGCACCTTTCCCCAGGTGATAGTACCCTTGGCGGTGTCATCGTTTATCTTTGAGACGAAGTGCTTGCTTCCCTCTGTTGCGACCTGATTCTTTACCTGTGTGGTTGTCAATCCGGCTCCACCATTTCCGCTTTGGAGTGATGAAATCTGCTGCTGAATCTTCTGAATGGTTCCAACCTCCTTGTCCTCGCGAAGTGTTATGTCGTATGTCGGAATCTTGCCATCTTCTTCCTTGATCGTGAGCTGGTCGATAGAGATGATTCCTTCGATATTGAGGTCTGTATCATTGAAGTTCATCAGGTCGCCGGCCTTCAGTGTATCGTGCAGACTCTTGATAGTTCCGGTTTCGTCTGCCTGCGCCAGATCGTGCTGTCTTGCCATGAAAAGCTCATCAACCTTAGGCTGATAGACATATCTTGTGTAGTCATTCTTATCAAGGAGCGCAATGGCATACTTAAGGAGCTTCAATGATGCGGCATTCACATACGAATCAGGAAGAGTGATTCCGGTAAGAACAAAATGATCGCCATTCTTGATCGGGTAGTCCTTGTATGGGAACCACAGCTCAAGAGCATCATCCTTGCTCCTCTCAACAGTAAGTCTCCATCTACCATCAACCTTGGTTGAGGATGCCACTTTGAATGTTCGTCCGCCGCACATACCATCCTTCATAGAGATAGAGAAGTCATCATCCTTAAGGTCGTTGATGTCGAAATCGATAGCCTTATTGAGGTATATATCAACATTCTTTACTGTTTCGTTGTCGCCAAACCTTCCGTCGTCATCAGGAGCGACACCCTCATCAATCTCATCCACACGCACGCCACCGATTTCCATTTCCTCGATAGTAGGGTAGATTTCAATAACTCCATTCGTCTTATCATCAGTATCAAAGAACTGCGATGCCGAACGGAGTCCAATCTCCTCTATATTGAGAGAATCGATGTATGGTCTATATGGATCAGTAGAGAATTTATGCAGTTTCCCGGTTGGATTCACATACTTCTTTTCCTGTTCAGTAAGAGAGTCGTAGAAATCACTCAGCGATACGTGAGGGAATCCAGGCAGCATAAGCCTGTTGATGGACATATTATTCGGAAGATTCTTTGCGTACTCCTTCATGGATGAAGGAACGACCTTCTTATTGAGACCGGACGTAATGTACATCTTCGTGTTTCCGGCATTGACCTGAGCGATGAATGCGTCGAGTTTCTCCTTTGATTCCTCGTCTCCGCTATCTACCTGTCCTCCCTTTAACTCGGAGTAGAACCTGCATTTGCCAGAGCTGCCAGACTGTGTTACATAACCGGTAATTGTAGTCTGAAAATCGAACGTTACCTGAAGGACCCATCCGAAAGACTGTTCCTGAGACTCTCCGGAAACGACGTACTTTCTCTTATTCTTGAAATATGTCTCGATATAGTCGACATCCAGTTCAAGCTCGACATTTGTGCTAGCTGTAACCACTTTCGTGATATTCGCCACGTACTTGACACCGAGGTCCGCATAGTAATGAGAAGGAAGATTCTTCTCCGAACCATAAGCTCTCAGTCTCGTAATGACACTCTGATCAGAATCTGCGTTCTGCACAATCTCGTAGAGCCCCTTGCCGAGACCATAGGAGAAGATGTGCCAGGCTTCTATTCCAGTAGTACCGACATAGATGTTTCTTCCTCTCACTATGAAATTCACATCCCACTTCTCGTTCACAAGCGCAAGAGCCTCCCAGCATGTCTTCGAGTCAATAGTGATGGACATTGATTCGATGACGTTATCGCTTGTCCCTTCGCCGTACATTGACAGCCAGTCGCTCACAAGGCATCCACGCTGCACGGAACGCTCCTTGTTTCGTGAGTAAATCTTCCAGAGACCTGCACCAATCTGCTCGTCTAGGTTCGCCTGGATCCTGTCGAGCAAATCGTCCAAAGTCTGTACGAAGAATGGGAATTTCGGTAGTGCAGTGTAGTGGAGTTCGTTGTCGTTCAATACCACATCAAGGAACTCAGCCCTAGTAAGCTCATCCTGCAAGGCATTGAACTTTACGCTGTCATACACGAAGCCCTCACCGTAGGTGTTAGGTCTTGCCTGCTTGTCCTTGCCTGGCTCGTAGTTGAGTTCGAACCGCTCGTTACGATAGATGATATAGTCGCCTATCTGAAAGTTGATAGGCACTTCATGCTTGAAGTTGATAGTCAAAAAGCACTCACCCATCCAGGAATCGGAGTATTCCAATCCGTGAACGGTTATCTGCTCTCCGTTAACGTCTGTAAGCTTCGAGCCATCCTTATGATAAATATTCCAAGTACTCATGTTCTGTGTTATCCTAAATTTGAAATCCTGCCCTGCGCATCCATTATTGGCTTGATGTCAGTAACAGGGTCGTTAATTTTGAAAGTAATAGAGAGGACTAGCAAGTCCTCGTTGCCCGGGTATCTGTACAGGTCCGGATCAATGCTCTTCAGTCTCACATGCTGCCTTCCTATCTTGTTGAAGTCGCAGTACATCTTCATCATGCCAGACTTGCGGAGATAGTCGATGAAAGCCTTACACTTCTCGTTTGCGCCGAAGGCATTACCCTTGAACAGAAACTTGACCTTGTTCTCGTATGCCGCCATATAGAGACCATTCTTGCCAATATACTCGTCGTCACCATGCTCGTCGTGCCATTCCCTTTTCACAGGTTCCTTGACTGAATCGCAAGGCTTGAACGGACTCTCGCTAACATACATACCGAAGTCGGCGATGGAGTCCTTCACCTCGTTCCCATCGCCTTCCTTCTGCATGTATATCCTGAAATAATCTTTCATATCTAAATCAACTATTTATAAATGCAAATATACAAAATAATACATAAATATGCAAGTAATATACGCATAAATATCCGTTAATTGAACTTAAAGTCGTGTCTATCCCTGATATTGACTGGTCCGGTAGCTTTCACGACTGTTCCTCCGTATTGGTAGACGAAGCACTTTGCGGTATCTTCGCATTCAACATGGAGCTCTGCGCCATCTAACAGATTGACAAATACCCTGGAGAACCCCTTGACATTCAGGTAAAGTGAAGAGCTGTGTCTTACGTATATCTCTCCACTGTCCATCCAGTCATAGTTGATGTTTGCTACACACTCTCCATTGAGGATGACAATCTTTGGGTTTTGGAGGTCAACGTTCTCGTCAACATACACACCATGATCATGAATGACATCACCAAAGTACTTCTTCATATCCTTGGTTGAAGGCCAGTTCTTTCCGATACAGAAGTCAATACCCTTAACAAACTTCTCGACCATCTCATGCTTGGATGAGTTGTCGTGCCACTCGGCGGTCCACTGAGCGCAAAGACCCAGTGAAACCGCCTCGTTCTTCATTCTGTCTGATAAATTTCTTTTTTCAAACATAATTATTTCATTTTTTATGCAAATATACAAATAAATGCATAAACATACGTAAACTATTGTATAAATATACGTTAAATGTATAGGTATTCATAATTTATTTTTGTATATTTGCATTGGGATAGGTCGGAGTAGCTACCGACTGACAAGGCTAATCCAATGGGCTTTCCCTTCTCTTTAATCATTGGAATAATTTTAATCATTGGAGGAAGAATAATGGATAACTATGTTATTTTGGGTCAATATGGAGACCGAATTATGTGTTTAGATGGCGAAAAATGGAAAGAAATAGAAGGGTACGAAGGAAAGTATGCGGTTTCTACATGTGGAAGAGTTTTCTCTTTGACAAGAGTTAGATACAATATACCAGGAGGTAAGGTGTACAAAGGAAGGATGCTGTCACAAAACAAAATGAAATGTGGCTATCTTGGCGTTGCACTTCTTTCTGATGGAGCTCACAAACTCCTTAAGGTTCATAGACTCGTAGCACAGGCTTTCGTACCAAATCCACTCAACAAGCCACAGGTTGATCATATAGATGGGAATCCTAAGAATAACAATGTTTGCAATTTAAGGTGGGCTACGGCAAAAGAAAACGTAAACAACCCAAATACTATTTGCCATAAAAAGGACCTAATGTTTAGAAGCAAAAATCCTATGGCAAGGGCTGTTTACGGCATCAACATCTTAACTGGCGAACGTTTGGATTTTGACTGTATAGAATCTGCCGATAGATTTCTTGGCGTGAAATATCCAAGGTATATCGGATTGTGCTGTCGAGGAAAGTGGAAATCTTACAAAGGATATTATTGGTATTACGCATAAGAGTAAAGGGTGTGAGTTTTTATTCTTCTCACACCCTTTTTAATCTACTTCAACCTTAGACTCTTCGATCCTGACTCCCTTGTTACAGAGCGCATCCAATCATACATATCATCAAGTCTTCCGTTTCTGTACTCAGCAAGAGTAACAAGCTGATTCATAGCGGTAAGTTGAGACTTGGCGATTACGCTTATCTCTGGAAGCGCCGACTTAGTTAACTCTGTTAACTGCTTGAGATTTGCGTTATCTTCTGCGCAATATAATCTTATTGAATTGAGATAGGATGCAAGGAGATCAGCTGTCTCCTCGGTAATGCCTTTTATCGAGTTGGTCGTAGAGGAACTTCCGTTTTCTCTCAAATCAAGTCCCTTTTCCTTTAGAGCATCGAAGATACCGGTTAACTGAGGAACTACATTTTTTCCAACTTCGTAGAGCTTGTCTGCAAAATCGTCCATGTCGGTCTCATCAAGTTTACCCTTTTCATCAAGGATACCTGTAAGCCATTCGAGAGGTTTTTCAAGTGCCTTCTCCATGATTTTCTGAGATACGATGTTCTTCGTAACGTCTCGAACCATGTCCTTCACCTTCTCCCTGTAGGCATCAACCGCATCCTCGCCTTTAGCCCATGCGCTTACGATAGTATCTGTAAGAGTACTTGCCCAGCTCTTCATATCGATGGAGTAAACGTCTTTCAGAAAGTCCTGTGCGAACGTCTTAATCTGCAACTGCATCTCCTTGATTTGCTGGTCGTAGTCAGCGAGTTTATCCTTATCCGTCTTTTTCTTATCATCCTCGGCTTGCCTCTGCTTCCTCAATTCGTCTTCCTGAGCGTGGAGTAGGGCGAGCTGATCTGCGTATGCGGAAGGATTCGATTCTGTCTTCATCACAGTATCGTATGTCTCCTTGCTGTAGTGGCTCAAGTTCTTGCCGCCGAAGAATCCCTTACCTGTATCAGTCTTAGAAAAAGCCTCCCAAGCCTTGTAGTCATTCTTTACATCGTTGAGCTTTTTAGTTGTATCAGAAGACCTTTCGTAAGAATAGATTCCTCCAAGAGTCTTCTCGATGACAGAACTAATATTACTAGATAAGTTCTTTAACTCATTCAGCTGTCTCTCTGCAAGCTTTATCTGTCGGTCGAGCTTGGCATCATGAGCCTTTGCAAACGCCTTTATAGGTGAGGTAAATATACCAGTTACACCGGCAAGGATTCCACCAACGTTGCCGGACTCCGCGCTTGTTACCACCTTTGACAGTGAACTTGACATGCCAGAGAATGTCTCGAAGAACGCAGAAGCGTCCTGCCATCCATCAGACTCAGTGTCAGCTCCGAGAAGGGAAGCAGTCTCTTTGATGTCATTGAATGCTTCACTCATTCCCTGCACATTCTGGTCGATAATGCTTACTACGTTAGCAAACTTATCAAGAGATTCTTTCGCCTTTGTTCCATCCTTAAACAGAATCTCAGCAGCCTTCATCATAGCCTTTCCACTGGCAATCATACTGTCACCACGCTTGATGAAGTTTTCGTCTCCCATTTTGAGGCCAAGTTCGCGAACCTTCTTGCCTTCAGCAATTTTACTTGCTGCGATGGTCATCTGCTCGCTGGCATCAGAAATCTTCTGCTCAGCCATTCCCTTTAGACCTCCATTGAGGAAAGTCTTCTTTGGACTCGTCAGCTTCGATAACTGCTCATCAAGCTGCTTGATTTCCTTGGCGTACTCTCTCGCATCGATAGCTCCGTTTTGCAGAGCCTCGTTGATATTCTGCCTGATTCTAGCCCCGATTGCCTGAGCCTTATCCATGCCGAGAGAGACGATGGCTCCGTAGAAGTTGAGGTAATCGGAAGAGTTCTTGAACTTATCCAGTTTAATCTGGCCAATCTCCTTGTCTCTCTGAATCTCATATCTCGCCTTGATACCAGGATCATTCGTCTTCTTGATAAGTTTATCGTAATCCTGTCGAATCTTAAGAATCTTGTCCTCGTAATCTTCTGTCTTCTCGATGATATCGGCGGCATCTTGCAAAGACTTAACATAATTACCACGGAGGAGTTCTGTAATCTTTTTCCACTCTTCGTACTGATTTGGTAGCTTAAGCTTTTCCTTAGCTTCTCCGTCAGTCATGCTGAGAGAATCCTGAAGATTGAATATCTCATGGTAGTGAGCGTAATACTCGTCCATAAGAGACTGAACCTTCTCGCCCATCTGGAAAGCATCAACCCATGCAGATTCAGCAAAGAACTTGCTTCCCGTCTTTTCAAGAAGGCTCTTGTATAAATCCCAACGCTCGGACAGCTTGTTCATTGATTCACTGAAATCCGCAGCCTTCTTCTCGTATTCCTTCTTGTCCTTCTCATCGAATAACCACTCTGCAACCTCGCGATAGATGGATGTCTGGAACTTCTTCCTTTCCGTAGTATTTATCTTGAACCCGTCAAGAAGAGAGTGGACAGCCTTCTGATAATCGTCAAGATCAAGACCGGTTACCTCAGGGAAGAGATTGTAAGTCTTCTTCTTTGCCTCTTCATCAGGCATGATACTCTTATACTTCTGATACATCTGCCTTGCAGACTTAAGACTGCTGAGTCGTTCCTGTAAACGCTTAAGCTGCTCGTCCTCCTGATGGCCGCCCTTATTCTTCTTGCCAGGCTTGTTCGACTTCTTGCCTTCACCTGTATAATCGTAGTACAAGAGAGCCTTCGCAGCATCTCTCACTAAAATCCACGCATCACGTTTACTGTTAACGTCTTTTGACTTAGACTTTACAGCACTCTGATACTCGTTGTATGCAGCATCTATGTCTGATTTCGCAGCGTTCCTACCACCATACCAACTATCGTCCTTTCCCCATTTTTTAGCAAAGCTCCTGTATTTTGCAGCAATATCCTGTGTTGCAAGTCCGTTGAGATTATCAGGGATTCTTCCAATAAGCTCGCTAGTCATGTTGTTGAACTTATCATCTGTAGAGAACACCAGCTTGATTATCGCCTGGAAGTTAGAGTTGGCGAGCATTCCCTGTAACGTTCTTTCCAGTTCCGGATATTGACGAACGAGTCCCTGCTTGGCATCATCCATCAACTCCTTAACCTTATCCTGTTCAGCCTGAGTTAGAGGTATGCTCGCTCTAATCTTAGCACCAATCTCAGGGAAAGTCTCATCAATTAGAGCCTGCATCTTTGTGCGAACTTCACCCTGTAGCCAGCTGTCCTTATTGCCAATACCGAATGCCTGCAATACAGATGCGCGAATCTCGTTAGCCCTATCCTCGGATATACCAAGGGTAGAAAATACGCTGCTCATTGCCTGTTCTGCGGCAAGTCTAAGAGTATCATCCTTACTAATATCGCCAAAAATCTCTTGTATCCGGTCTTTTATACGATTTGCATTGAACTCTGCATATTTATCCACGGAGAACGCTTTCTGCCTGGCAATATTCTTGTCAATACCATCGGATATATACTTATAAGTAAGCTTATCCTTGTCATCGTAGAATATATTGGCATAGTCGATAGCGTCTTTCAAATCTCCGTAATTACTTCTTACATTCAGCTTCGATTTTGCAAGTTTCTCTGCCTCTTGCAATTTCTGTAATTCCAGATCAAGGTATTTCAGCCTCTCCTCGTGACTCTTTTTCTCGTCAGCCTTCATTACGAGGTTATTGAAATTGTATGGAGCAAGTTCTTTCAGCTTTTCCTTGTAAGACTCGATGAGATTATCTATCTCCTTCGTATCTCCATCGGCAAGAGCCTTCGCCATTCCGCTCGAATTATCTATTCTGAAATCACGGATTTGCTTCAACCTGTCTTCAAGCTCACTCTGAGACTGATCGATAGCACGACTCAATTCCTGGTATTTGCTTACTGCATAGCCGATACCCATTGTAACCGCTGTAAGAATCAAGCCCGGGAGACCTCCAATCATTGCCCACAAAGAAGACACCATTGAACCAAGACTCTTACCTAGAAGAGATATAGCAACACCGCCCTTGTTAGCAAAGTTAGTCCAGAATGTATTCATTCCAGCCTGTGCCATAGCCTGCTTATACATCTCTTTGCTAATCTTTCCAGACAGATATAGCCTTTGCAGTTCTGTCTTTGTTATGGCCTTCGCTGTGATGAGTGTCTGCAAATCCTCTTTTGTTATCTGCTTTTTTGTGGCAAGGATTCTTTGCTCGACAACTGAAAGCTGCTGACCGCTCAAAGCTCTAGCATTTATATCCTGCGCAATCTTCTCCTTGTTGCTAAGGAAGTTTGAAGCCGCACTGCCAGCGAGCAATGTTCCAACCCTCTTCATAGCAATGCCAGACATAGCTCCTAAGACAACCGGGCTGAATGTATGCATAAGCTGCACGAGGTTTGTTACCTGATCCAAAATGAACTTGAATGTTCCACCAATAACGCTTTTTCCATCAGCAAAGTCGGCAAGCATGATTTCCCAGGCATCCTTCAGTTTATTGTAGCGTCCGAGCAGAGTTTCACTCAGAACCTGCTGCATGTTGTAGAACTGACCGCCTGCATCTGTCATCTGCCAGAAGATAGACTTTACATCATCGAAGCTTACCTCTCGGTTTGAAATTCGGGTTTTAATCTCTGATGTTGAGACATTTCGACCCTCCTGCTTAGAGTAGAACTTTGATAACTTATCGAGCAGAGGAATACCTGCATAAGCAATCTGGCGGAGTTCCTTACCATCGAGCCAGCCACGAGCCTGAACCTGACCAAACGCCAATGCGATACGGTCAAAGCTAACACCAAGACCGGAAGACATATCCGCAAGCCTCTTGGTTGTATCATAGAGCTGGTCGTACTCAACTCCATACGCAGCCAACTGCTTAACGTCTCGATTCAACTCAGAGAACGTAAATGGCGAATTAAGAGCGAGTTCCTTAATCTGGTTAAACATGGTGTTCGCATTCTGCATATCGCCAAGGATTGACTGGAGAGCAATATGCTGCTTCTCCATCTCACCACCAGTAGTGATGATGCTCATAGCGAACTGCTGTGCGCCGAACACAAGACCTCCCTGCAAGAAAAGTGACTTCAAATCCTGTACGGTTGAGTTCAACTTTCCTGCATGACTGTTAGCTTTCTCGAAGCCGCGAACCAGTTGAGATTGAATCTTAGCTCCTGAGTCAACGATTGCCTGCTGACGCTTCTGTTCAAGCTCAACACCTCTTTGAATTTCTCGGTTTATTGCCTTCTGGTCTTGAAGAACCCTTGATGCCAATGTGGTATCGTGACCGCTACCGATATTACCAAGCATACCAAGGCTATCTTTCCAATTTTCAGAATTAAGCCTATCCTTGATAGTTCTGAGACCTCTCATTATGGAAATGAGCCTATTAATCTCTGCTTCTGCCTTACTTACATCTGCTCCGATGGTAATTCCTCTGCTGTATTCAGAACGTAGCTGGCGAACCTTATTTCCAAGAGAGTCGTATCGGCGTTCTGTGTTCTTCAACTCATTCTGTCTCTGCTTCTCCGCCGCAACTTCCTCACGCTTTGCCTGAGACGCTTCTCTCGCAGCCTGCACCTCTGCCTTTCTGTTAGCTTTGTCTTGTACAGAGTTTAATTCTCTTTGAGCTTGAGTAGCATTTGCAAGACTTGAAGAAAGTTTATTTACCTCCTCTGCATACGACGAATAGGAAGGTCTGCCGCCCTTACCCATAAGGGCGATATTGGCATCCTCTATTATTCTTTTGAGCTCGGTTGCTTCCGAAAGAGCCTTTTCTAAAGCACTTGTATTTACTCCAAGCTCTAGGCCTCTCATGCCGGCGCGTTCGCCTCTACCGATTACAAGCGACATCTTAGCATAGAGCCTAGACATTCTTTCAGTATCGGCTTCTATGCGTCTGGCTTCGGCGGCAGATTGTCTCTTCCTTTCATCAGAGGCTTGCTTTTCTGCCTTTCTCTTGGCCTCCTGCAATGCCATGTAGCGCTTTGCATAATCAGACAAAGCTTTAAGTTCCGCATCATTATCCTTGGCGCTCAACTTTGAAGCTGCCGCAAACTCTCTCTCCTGCGCAATGACTTTTTCCTTCTCTCGTCCGTATGCCTGTGTTGCTGCGGCTGCCTTCGTCATCTCTACAGCGACATCGGAAAGAAGGTTCTTCATCTGCGCAGCATCGGTGAGGATAGATTTGTTTCCTGATGCCGCCTGTAATCTGGCAAGTATCTTGTCAAGCTCGGTAATACTTCCACCGAGCATGTTAGTATTGTAACCCTTCAAGGCTCCCTCTGCCATAAGGTCTCGCATTCTAGCGAGCTTTTCGGTTACTCTAGCTATGTCAGCTTCAACCTTTGCTGCTCCACCGGAAAAGGCAGAAAGAGGGTTCTCCTTTTTGAACTGATCAGTAATCTGCTTTACATCACGGAATGTCATTTGAAGAACCTTGGCATAATCCTGCAAAACCTTTGCGCTATCTACGCCGCCACCACCGCCGCCTTGTGCTTTATTCTGCAATCTGAAAAGCTGATTATTGATATTCTCAAGCATCAGCTCGGCTTCCCTAAGTTTCGAGGTATCAACATTAGGATTCAGTGAGCGCAGCTCTGAAATCTTGCTGCGCTCTATATTGATTCTTTGAAGCATATCGAGATAGGAGAGAGCGTTTTTTACCGCTAACTGCAAATCTTTAGCCTCAGCGCTTTTATCGTTTTTCTTGAGTTTGGAAATCCTTCTGTTTATCTCATTGAGAACATCTGCAAACTCTTTGGCTTTTTCTGCTTGCTCCTTAAATCCAGACTTTTTCGTTCCGAATCCCTGGAGGGCACGAAGAAGCGCGTTCGCAGCATCATCCCCGGTCTTAAGCTTGTCAATGATTTTCTGCAACTCCTTGGAAGTATTATCCTTGACACCAAGTTGGAACCACAAGTCACCTAAATTTCCACCTGCCATATCCTGAATATTTTAAAATTAGAGTTTATTGTTTAAGTAATCAGCAAGACTTATCTTCTTGCCAACGAGGCTTCCCTCATTCTTCTTTTTCTCAACCCACCTGTCGTAGAGGTCATCCATCTCCTTCTTGGTGTGCTTCTTCGGACCGCCTTCCTTCTTTGTCTTAGGATAGACGACAAGAGGCTGGTCTGCAACCATGAGGTCAATCTGCGCCGATGAATAGCCCCACCAGTAGTCGTAGGCTGCGATGAAGTACTTGCGCTGAAAGAGGAAACCGAACTTCTCCGCTAGTGAGAAGGCTGCTCCCCAGCTTGTTCTGCTTGGATAGCTTTTGCTTCGCTCCTCGTCATCGTCATCATCACGTCCGTCATCCCGGTCGCTAATATGGTAGCCAGTGAGAATGCGTTCGATGGAATTTTTTTTTTAGAAACATCGAGGACTCTCAGAACCTCGGCCACGTCCACATCCTTGATGTAGTAGAGCCAGCGCCAGTAGATCCAATACAAAAATCGTATCTTCCAGATGTTGTTGAGGAGAATGCAGACACAAATCTTGACGTTGCGCTTCCATTCGTTCTTCTCCTTTGCCCTGATGTGGGAACACCTGCTCATGGTTCCCTTGCGAAGCCAGCCGAGCTTGTGCTTTTTTCCACGGAACACGAACTCGGTAGGCTCGTCGTGCAGCACGCTGTCAAGCAACTCCTGCAAGTCCACTGAAGGCTGCTCTATTTTCTTTTCTTCTGCCATGATTGTATGCTATTAAATGAAGAAGGGCGGCACGGCTGTTGATTAGCCTGCCGCCCAACGGTTTGTTATCCTGAATCTAATTACCTAAAGAAGCCTTTACTTGATTAACCGCCAATACCGGGAGCTGGAGCCTTAGTAAGCCAAGCGATGCTGCGCTTACCTGCACCCTCGATAGAACCTGAGAACTTAAACGCAACTGGCTCAGTACCGGAGTTATCCCACTGCAATGTAGCGTAGAGAGCGATGTTGGTGATAACCATGAGGTTCTCCTTCTCGTCGTCAACAATAACGATAGTACCCTTGATCTTGAACTTCTTAGGCTCAACCGCGATACCTGTAAAGCCGGTAGTAGCGTCGAGAGTAGCATCACCTGTACCATTCAGGGTAACCTTGGTCAGCTCGGTGATAGCATCCTCACCGAACATAATTGTCAGCAAGTCCTTTGCCTTTGAAGGAACAACGAACTCTACGTTGAAGTCGCCGAGCTCTGCTGTAGTTGCCCAGTCACCAGCCAGACCGATAACCTTGTAGTGGTTGATGGTTGGGTCATCCATAGTCGCCTTCAGCGAGTCAACGGTAACCGGAAGCTCGACCTCTGGGGTGATGTCAACTGTAGCCTTGCTCAAATCGGTAATAGCCTTTGAGTAGAGCAGAGTCTTAGGACCATTAAAAATGTCCTTCATCTTGTCAATAGTTGTCATAGCCATAATCTAAAATATTTTAAATTGTTATACTGAATACCTATTTAGTACGTAACCTTCCCTGTATGATCGTCACGGAAAAACCGGCGCCATCGTCTGTTTGTAGTGTTATACGAGGATTTGAAACAATGAGATTTTTTGTGGAGATTGGAAATCTGTCCATAATCTCCTGGACTTTCTCGTCAACGCTAGAAACATCAAATGTGTTTGGATTTCTTGCTGAAGCTTTATCGCGCACATACAATTCGATTTGAGCTGTAGTGGTGAAATCGTTGTAAACTCCACTTGAGTTCATCTCATTGTTATAGATACTAGATGGAAAGTATACCACGATGTAGGTGTTGATTTTCGTATCAACTGCCTTTGGTCGGCTCCGGGAGTAGAGCTTGTCGCAAATTCCCTTCATTGCATTACCGACATCGATATATAGAGTCTTAATACTAACCATATCTTACATCGCTCTAAAGTATCTAACCAAATATTCTCTGAGAGAGGTAATCACATCGTGTCCTCTCTTTACCTCGACAAACTTTGCGTAATCTACGCCGGCAACAAGAAGCATCTGCCATGTAGCATCGTACTTTCCTTTGTTGTGCTCCCTTGAAACAAGTTCATCCCACGCCGCGTTTGGACCATATTCGCCACCTTCTCCGTATTCACCCTTGTAAGGTCTCCGTCCGCTGTCCTTGAAGGAGAACGAGCTGCGGTAATACTTATTGAGATTATACCGTTCCCCGGCAGCAAGGGTTACTCGGGTTGGCTCTGGGCCAGGAGCATAATGAATCGACTGCAATGAGCCGTTGTAATATGTACCGATAGCGGTTGACTTGTACAAGTTACCGGTTACGTCATCGTAGTTGCGAGACTTGTCAGCAGCCTTCATTGTCATTTCAGCCGCATGATCCATCTTCTGCTGCATCTTTGCTACAGCCATCTGACGGATTTTCTTCTCGACCTGTAAAAACTGACCTGATAAACTTGTCATAATTTAAACCCTTGTCAAATTCCAATACACAACAGTCCTGTTATTATCCGGCTCGCAGTCCTTTACCATACCTATCTCAGTATTGTTACCGACAGTGGAGTAGATGGTGTCGCCGTCAAGAGGACATCTTTCAGCATCCCATTCGTCATATCTGACAGGAATCGATGCCTTCCTCTTGTTCTGGTCGACGTTCTTGTCTCCCTCTGTAGTGGTATCGGTGTAGCTGCGGCCTTCGCCATAGTAGAGAATGATTTCCTTGTCCTCACCAACTGGAGCATCATCATCGGCAAACGGGTCATCAGGGTCGGCTTTTCCGACGACCTTCCTCACGATCTTGATGATGTGAGGGTATCTTGGGTTTCTGATGTTTTCCTTTTCCATACGCCTTATTTGATGATGTGAGGGAGAGGTTCTCCCCAAGGAGAATAATTCGCCCTCTTTACTCCGTGGGAGGTCACCCGGAAGGTGGACTTCTTCTTGAGCATCGAATCAGGCTCCAGCTCCGCATAGATAGCGTTAGCCTCTGCCTTCATCTCGCTCCTGTCGTTGTCCGACATATCATAGCCACCTCCCGAATGAGTCCATCCGTTATCGGAATCGGAGGTATTGTTCACCTTGCTCGGACCAAGAACAAACCATTTCAGCATGTCGGCATAGGCAAGTCTCACCTTGTCCTTGTCGCAGGCTTCGAGGTCGATGCCGTTTTCAAGCTCCCTGTCGTGCATGATGCCCAACAGAGCCTTTATCGGCATCTCGAACTTCACCTTATTAATAAGGTAGTTGTTCACAGTGTAAATGTTCATATCCGAATCCATAGTCATACAATCTAGTTACGTTAAAGAATTAACCCTTCTGGGTGATGTCGATAATCCAACGGTAAGGAGCATCGAGCATAGCAGGAACAGAAGCGAGGAACAAGTCTGTCTTGAACTCCTGGAACATACCGTTTGCGGTAACCATGTTACGGAGTAGACCGAGACCGTTGTTTGTCTGTGCCCAAGCTACATCCACGAGCTTATTGCCGAGAGTATCGAAGATTCGCTTGTCGAGAATCTCCTTGCGCATAAAACGCAATGGCTTACCAGCAGGGCGAAGAACGACTGTTCCGTCTGCCCAACCACGAATCTCGGTAACTGTTCCGTCGAAGCGCTTGTTGTGCTCAACCTCATCGACAATCTCGATAGGAGAAAGGCCATTGAGGTCAACAACAGACTTCAGGAACATTGCGTTGTTCGGACCGTAGTTCTGCAATACTGCCACAAAGTTAGCGTTCGCCCAGCTCTTGTACAGCTCGGCAATCTGCTTGTTCTTCAAGAATACGTTGTTGTAGTCGTTCTTGGTCATCTGCCATACGAGAGGTACACTGCGGTACTCAATATGACTGTTGCGCCAATCCTCCTCAAACTTACGCATCTGTTCGAGCAAGTCGCAGTTCGCGTCGTTCCAAGCAAGCTTACCTGCCTTCTTGAAGTTCTCAACTGGAACCTTTGCGTCATACAGAGGCTCCTGGATACCGCGACCGATCTTGTCGTAGTCGATAACACCCTTAGAACTCAACTGTGCTGACATGTAGGTCATGGTCATGTCAAGAGAGTCATACAATACCTGAACCTTGTCGAGATAAGCATCAACCAGGTCTGCATCGTTGCCGAACTCATCCTGGAGAAGCTTCATCTTGTGATAACGCTCTGTCGCAGTCTCACGGAAGCCGTCAGCAGCGAAGTCTGGGATTGAAGCGGTATACCACTCAATACCCTCGTGGTCGTTCTGATAGCCCTCGCCGAGAGGAGCACGGAGGTTCATCAAGGTTGCAGGGTTCAAAGTGCGAAGACGAACCTTGAAGGTTGCGTCGCCATTATTAGATGTAGGGGTGAGGTTTGGATCAATGTCACCCTGGGTCAGATACCAGCCGTTGTTACAGCGCAATACGCCGTCACGATTGACGAACTTCTGAAGGTAAGTGTTGTTACCCTTACCAGTGAAGAACTTCGCAAGCTGCTCGACACCAATATCAATTTTTGCCATAATCCTGAATCAATCTTTTTACGTTAGACAATAGGTTAAATATGCCAGAACTCTGGGTAGAGTGACTTGTTCATCGCCTTAACGGCAGGAGGAACAGGACCCATGCGGTCAAGCCACATAACGCAGTCTGGATTCAACATACAGAAGTTGTTGTTGTTGCGAGGCTGATGATACTTGTCTCCGCCGGCATTGAAATAAGGAAAATCGTTGTCGCTCGGAGCGAAGCAGTTAGGGTTAGTCACCATCGGCAATACAGAAGCACCTTCGCTAGCAGCCTCAACCAATACGTCACCGACCTTCAATGCGCCTAGAGCAGCAGAGAGAGTAAGCTTCCAAACATCACCTGCGGTGTCGTCGGTAGTAGCCTCAACAGCAGAAACAGTCACACCCTTTGCCTTAGTCTTGAAGTCCTTCTGGCCGATCATGATGTTGTCGCCTGGGAATGGAATGTGAACGAATCCGTTGCGAACGATGTAGATTTCTGTATCGGTCTCAGCGGTTGTAGCCTTTGCTACACCGTAAGCCTTCAGAATCTTGAATGTTGCACCAGGCCCCTCGTTGCCAGCTGTAAAACCAAGGTCGTGCTCAATCAAGTCACCGGCATAAATCTTAGCCTGACCCTTGAACGGATTGACGAGCTTACCACCAATAGGTGGGTGAACGAAGGCATTCTTAATGAGCGCCTCAAGACCGGCAAACACATATCGGGTTCCGCCGACCTTACCTTCTGTCTGAATGATGGTCGCACCGTGGTTCAGCATGCCACGAGTACCCATCTGTTCCATGTAGGAAATAGAAGTGTTGTCCATAATCTTTTTACCTTTTTAAAATTGTTATCCTGAAATTACTTCTAGTCTCCACCGCCGAATCTCTTCTTTCGACGCTCGGCCACTTCTTCCATAAACTTGTCATCATCTGTGGACGTGCCTCCGCTAGACGTGCGACTGCCTTTTGCAGGAATACCGTTTTCACCGGTAGCCTCCTTGTACTCTGCGGTGTAGATTTTCTCAGCCTTAGAAACCAGGTCGTCGATGTCGACATCTTCGTCCGGAATCTCCAGCTTTGCGATTGCAGCATTGAGGAAGTAGTTCTTCATTTCAAGGTTTGCCTTGTCGAACTTATCCTTCAAACCTGCCTTTACTGACTCGATGGTTGCCTTCCTTGCAGCCTTCTTGTCCCTTTCTGCGTTAGCCTTTTCGAGAGCTTCGAGTTTCTCAAGCAGTTTGGAGTATTTGTCGTCAGGATCGTCATCCTTTTTAGCATCCTTGCGCTTGCGCTCCTCTTCCTCTTCCTTCTTCTTGCGCTCAGCTTCCTCCTTGCTCTTCTTTACCTCGTCAGAGATATTCTTGTGCAAGTTGCCGTTGATACGCTTCAGACGGTTTGCTAACTTGGTAACCAACTTGGAATTTGCATCCTCGTCTTCACCGAAATCTTCCAAAACATCATCAAGTTCCTCATTGATGGTCTTTTGGCTAAGTTCTTTGAACTTGGTGGTATCAACCTCCTTGTTCACTAATGCTAAGAGTTCCTCTCTTGTCATGTTGTTTTTTGATTAAAAATGTTATCCCGAAAGTGGTCCCTCCACCTCGAAAACGTATAAATATACCTTTTATTTTGCAAATATATGAATAAATATGCAATTATCAAAGAAAAATTGTATATTTTTGCAGTATTAAATGTATATTTATGCAGAAAGATGTATTTTCAGGATTAAAATTGGATAACGGGGAGCCTATTTACACTCAAGAGTATATCCAATCATTAAGAGACGCCGACAAGAAGCATCCCGACAAGCTGAAGATTATAGCTCAGCGTGGCGGTCAGGAACGCATGCTGTCTATAGACGCTGATATTAAGATAGTTGGCGGATCGCGAGGTGGTCCGCTTCTTGTCGACACAAAGGTTGTTACTCCATTTGGATATCGACGTATAGGCGACCTGAAACAGGGCGACATTATTAGTGGTACAGATGGTGGCATGCAACGCGTCGTATATCGCAAAGACCACGGCAAACTTCCTGCTTACAAACTAAAGTTTGTCGATGGGTCTGAGGTTATTGCGTCATACGACCACCTTTGGAATGTACGTAAGACTTGCTATAGAAGTAAGAAGAGAATCATTAACGGGTTATCTATCAATGATGATTATAGGGTATGGACCACCCAGATGGTTGTTGACCACCTCACAAAGCTGAAGACTGGCGAGATTAAAAATAGCAAGTTACTCATACCTTTGTGTGAGCCCGTAAAGTTTACTCGCTCTTGGGGAAATCGTCATTACAAGCCAACGAGCTCACCTTATGTTATGGGCGCCATACTTGGAGATGGATGTATAACAGCAAATATAAAGAATGGAAGTTATGATGCTATGCTCTGTAGTGCAGACGAAGATATCGTGAGAGAGTTTGAGAGTGCCGGCATCGATATGACTAACTATGCACAAAAACAAGGCAGTATAGCTTGTGATTACAGAATCAAGGATGAGAGATTACGTAATGATCTTGAGGGTTTAAAGCTCTACGGCTGCGACGCTTTCAATAAGTCTGTTCCCGATTTCTATAAGTTTGGCTCTATAGAGACAAGGTGGGCTATCCTTCAAGGACTTATGGATACCGATGGTACTGTGGATAAGCGTGGGCATTGTACGTTTGCGACAGTCAGTGAGCAGCTTGCTAAAGACGTTAAGTTTTTAGTAAACAGCCTTGGAGGTCTTGCCACTATAAATAAGTACGAGAACCACTATACCAAGAATGGAGAGCGTATAGAGGCAAGCGATTATTATGATATTTACATCAGAATTAATCAGTCAGAACGTTTATTCCGTCTTCCACGTAAGAAGGCGCTTTGTACCGAGTACAATGGCGGCGTAAGCGAACTGGGAAGAAGGATTGTTGATTTTGAATATGTAGGAGAGAAGGAGTGCTGCTGTATTGCAGTGAACAACACAAACTCTCTGTTTATGGTGGAAGACTTCATCGTCACTCACAACTCCAAATCGTTCTCGTCCCTAATGGAAGTTCTGAAGGATATTAAAAATCCAGATTTTCATGCAACAATTCTTCGTAACGAAAAAGACGACTTACAGTCCTTAGTGACAGACTCTTATAAATTGTTCTCCCAATTTGGAACTTACAATAAGTCACAAAATGACATGACCTGGAACTTCGATAACGGAGGATGGCTCAAATTCTCGTACTATGCTGGAGCCTATCAGGACTTCAAGACACGATTCCAGGGTCGCCAGTATGCCTACGTCTGCATCGATGAGGGTACTCAGTGTCCATACAAGAAGTTCAAGTACCTCTTGACCAATAACCGAAATGCAGCGCATATCCGAAACCGCTTCTGGATTACCTGTAACCCGGACCCGGAATCTTGGGTGAGAAAGTTCATTGACTGGTGGGTTGACGAGAACGGCTACATCATACCGGAACGGGACGGAGTTATACGATACTGTTTCATGGATGGCGATACGCCTGACTCAATCTACTGGGGCAACACGAGAGAAGAGGTGTACGAGCAGTGCAAGGGTATCATCGATAGTCTTTGGAAGGACAGCTACGAGGAGCTTGGATACACGAAGCTCGAAATGTTCATTAAGTCAGCAACGTTCATCCGTGCAGACGTATCAGAGAACATCAAGCTTATCTCTACCGATGCATCATATATCGCCAACCTTGCCCAGCAGGACGAAGAACAGCGTATGCGAGACCTTGAAGCCAACTGGAACTGGAAAGCTGCCGGAGATGACATGATCAAGATGGAAGACCTTGATGAAATCTACGACAATGCAGAACAGATAGGAGATGGAAAACGCAGAGCTTCTGCCGATATTGCTTTCACCGGCGGCGATAACTTCGTGATGTGGCTCTGGGAAGGATGGCACTGCAAAGACTTGGTTGTTCTGAGGCTGGACCCTAAGACGCTCGTTTCTGTAGTTGAGGCCAAGCTGAGAGAGTGGGGAGTTGAGGAATGCAACTTCACTTACGATATGCAGGGTATCGGTCAGTACTTTAAGGGGTTTTTCAAGGATGCCGTCCCATTCAACAACCAGGCAGCACCTATCGCGAGGAATCATCAGGAAGAAGAAGGAATCAAATACCTATATAAGGATTTGAAGTCTCAGTGTGCGTGGTTATTCTATAAGATGATAAAGGAGAAGCAGATTTCAATCGACTCAGCCCTGCTTGAAAGAAAGTATTCAGGAAACGGATTTGACAAGGTTCCTCTCAGACAGATTCTTCAGAAGGAGCGTAAGATGCTCAGACGTGACGAGAATAGCGATGATAGGGGATTCAAGCTATTACCTAAGAAGATTGCCAAGAAATATGTCGGGCACTCGCCTGACTTCTTTGAGTCTTGGTTCTATGTAATGATATTCAGTTTAACAAAAAAGAAACATAAAAAGGTAAAAGGATTATGGATGCTATCAAGGTAAATAATTTCAGAAAGATTCTGGTAAAGAAGCCTTTCTTTGAACTCACGCCAAAGGGGTACATGACCCACGATGGCTATTGCAGGAACGAGGTGTCCGATAATGAAGACCCTCAGATGCCGCAAGATACATTGTACAGAGTGATTAAGACTCAGAAGGACTTCCTTCGTGAGTTCTATCCTACGTCCCACAAAATCTTCGACAAGAATCTCTACCCTGACATCTGGAGAAAGAACCCGGAAGACGGGAAATGGTATGTCCAGGAGATTCAAAGAACGTCATTTGCTTTCCAGCAGGTTATTCATACGAAGCACGTTCTCCACATGACAGGTAACGATATTCAGTTTGAGCTTGCCGGTGATCCTGAGATGAAGAAACAGGAAGCGTATATTAATCTCCTTGCCAAGTTCAAGAAGGGATGGTATATGCACGATATGGAGATTCGTCACTATGAGGCAGTAAGTTCGTACATGAAGGTTGCTGAGGCTGCTGTAGTCGGATTCTTCGATAAAAACAAGAAATTCGGTACTCGCACATTGGCTTTCGATAGAGGAGACACATTGTATCCTCAGTTCGACCCTATTACTGGTGAACTCGTTGTGTTTGCTCGCAAGTATTACGACTTCGACGAGGAAGGTAATGAAAAGATTGAATGGGTAGAGGTATGGGATGACAAGACATTCTACAGATTCAAGAAGCAGGTTAACGAAGGCAAGGTCAAGGAGACTATCAAGAGAATTGCCAAAATATTCGGAATCGACGACTACACTTGCGTTGAAGAGAAAGCTCACGGCTTCCCATTTATCCCTGTTGCATACGTAAGAAACGATGACGGCCCATGTTGGTCTGTTGTACAGAAGAACATCGAGGACTACGAGGAAGCTTTCTCTTATCTCTGCGAGAACAACAAGGCTTACGCCTTCCCTATAATGAAGTTGAAGGGCGATGGTGACGACATTACCGTTGTTGGAGATACAGACGGATCGGCTAAGATGATTCAGATTACCGATACGAATGGTGATGCTGACTTCATTAACGGAACAGACGCTTCCGATGCATTTGCGACACAGCTCAACAAGTCGTATGACCTCATCTATGAGCTTTCGTTCACAGTAAAGCCACCGGAACTGAAGTCGGGTGACCTTCCGGGCGTTGCCATCAAGCTGCTCTATTCTCCTGCTATCGAGGTTGCTGAGAACGATGCTAAGAAGATGCATCCGTTCCTGGATCAACTTGTTCGTATCTCAAAGTATGGTATCGGAGTTGAAGAAAACTGCATGGCCACTATGACCGGTCTTCCTATTCACGCTTGGGTGGAAATCTATGTGCATCAGAATAAATCTGAAATAATTACAAACTTAGCGACAGCTGTTCAGAACAACTTCCTCTCAAAGCAGACTGCATCTGAGCGTTGCCCAGACTTCCCAGTTAACGATGAATACGACCGTATCATGCGCGAGAAGAAGGAGGATGACCAGCAGGATCTCCTCATGGATATGCAGCGCGCTGATAACGAGACAGAGAATGCCATCGAACAGGAAAAAGCTACTGCTCAGATTAACGGATATTCAGCCTCAGTAAATACCGGTAACGGAAGAAAGCGTGGGCGCCCCAATAAATTTAACACCGATTCAAACGGCAACAGGTTAGGGGAGTCACATTGGGACGAATTCAACATGAAGAATTAATAGCCTATGGATGAGTTAAAACGTTCTGTTGATTACAGCAGGAAGCGCTTGCTGGCAATCCGAAACTGCGAGAGTCACATATCAGATATTCTCTGGAAATCGACACAGAAAATAATTGCCGCAAGTAAGCGATACAGAGGTGCGGGCAGGCTCACAAACGAGTCAGCCTTGCTCTCTTACGCCAAGAATGTTACTGCTGAGGCAGAGGAGAGCATTAACAGCTACATCTCTGCCTACTCAAAGGCTTCGTGCAAGATTCTAGGGATTGACAGCGAGAACATCGAATCGTTTCTCGTCAGCGACATCTACGGAAAGACGACATCCGAAAGAAACGCCGTCTATCTCGGAAACTTTGCTGAAGATATTGTAAGGATGATCAAGGCAGGAACCTTGATGGGATATTCAGACCAGCAGCTCCTGTCTTCCATCCGCACAGGCTATAAAGACCCATATCACACATCAGTCATCACCAAGGCGAAGAGAAAGGATATCAACATCGATGTTCCTTCTTACGGAAAGGGCTACTACAAGAACGCCTATCAGAATATCGTAAGAAATGCTTCTCAAGTGATTGCTTTGGCGTGGGGACAGGCAGAGCAGGAGTATGGCCAGGAGAGTGGAGCTGTTGGATACTTCGTTCACAGAGGCAGTAGCTACAACTGCCCGGTGTGTGATGACCTATGTGGGTATATACATCCATTAGATACGATGGTAATCCCGGCGCATCCCAACTGCGCTTGCCGTGTTGAGCTAGTTTTTCGGAGAAAATAATGAAAATTACTGTATAAATATGCAGCATTTTTCGTATATTTGCATTGGGATAGGTTGGAGTAGCTACCAACTGATAAGGCTAACTCAGTGGGCCTTCCCATTCTTTTAATCACTGAGGTAACTTTTAAAATCACTGAGGATGGATAACAGTATTGAAATTTGGAAAGACATTGAAGGATACGAAGGTATGTATCAGGTTAGCAACATGGGAAGAGTTCGCTCTTTAGACAGAGTGAAACCGAACTCTGGAGGACAAATCGCAAAAGGACACATTCTGCCACATAGCGACAATGGGCATGGTTACCGATTCGTTTCACTTTGGAAATTCAATAAAGGAAGACGTTTTTATGTCCATCGACTTGTTGCATCTGCATTTATCCCAAATCCAAACAACTTTCCGATTATAAATCACAAGGATGAAGATAAGTCAAACAATAGGCACGATAACTTAGAGTGGTGTACACAGAAGTATAATATAAATTATGGTAATCACATGAAGCGTCTAAAAGAGTCATATATTGCAAATGGTAACAATATACCTATTGACGTTTATGATATGAAAGGTACATTCCTAAAGACTTTCGATTGTAGCAACGAGGTCTGTAAAGAACTAGGAGTTCAGCGTAGAGGATTGTATCTTGCATGTCAGGGTGTGACAAAAAGCTACAAAGGCTACCGTTTTGCTTTCCATGGAGAGCCATTAAAGAAATATGAGCCTGGTAGAGGCTTTTCGAAAGTGATACATGTGTTCAAATATGACTCTGAAGGGTACTTGGTTTCTTGGTATGATTCTATGAGGAATGCAGAGCGAGACAACGGAATGGGCCGCGGATACTTGAGAACACACAATATAAAGCATAATGGGAATATTGTCAAGGACGGTTTCCGATTTGTATTAGCAATCCAATAATAGTTGCTACTGCTACACAGTATTTGCATTCAAGGATAATAAAAAGAAATGATATGATAAATTCTGAATTAAATTTTACATTAGAAGAAATTCTCCCGAAATTCCCTAAAGAGTTCAAGGATAAGATAAAGCACTCTGTAGAGCTGCTGAGAAAGGCGGAGAAGCTTGCGCTGGCATACTCGCCTAACGAAGGCTTCTATCTATCGTTCAGTTCAGGCAAGGATAGTCAGTGTCTTTATCACATTGCCAAGATTGCAGGTGTGAAGTTCAAGGCTCACATGGGCCTTACGTCCGTTTACCCTCCAGAAGTAATCAAGTTCTGTCGCAAGCACTATCCGGACGTAGATATGATAAAGCCTAAAATCAGTATCTACAATCAGGCTCGAAAGGAAGGTATGCTCCCAACAAGGCTGATAAGATGGTGTTGCAGGGTCTATAAAGAGGGCATCGGCGCGGGCAATGTTGTTCTCATCGGAATCCGTCACGCAGAAAGCAGGCAGCGTTCGGGTAGGAGTGAGGTTGAGATTACCAACCATAAGTACAGCGGCTCTCTTGAAGGTCTTGACGAGTTCCGTGATAAGAGGAACGGTCAGAAGCGTGGCCGTCCAACCCGGTGGGGCATCCACGAGATTAACATCACCAATGCCAGCGATGAGCGTACCATCGGCTGTATCCGAGGCTACGAATCGCTTCTCATCTCTCCAATCATAGAGTGGACCGATGATGAGGTATGGCTATTCTTGAATACACTCGGTATCAAGCATTGTAAGCTGTACGACGAGGGCTACTATAGGATTGGCTGCCTGTGCTGCCCTATGCACAACTATAAGCAGAAACTTGCCGACTGCAAACGCTATCCGCATATCTATAATAGCTGGATTAAGGCCATCAAGGACATTCAAGCTAGCGGAAGGATGATAGACGAAGGATTGTCGCCGGAAGAGGTGTTCGACTATTGGATATACGGCAAGTCTATCAATGTATGGAGAGAACTCCGCAGGCAGCAAATGTTGAACTTTTAAATATCAAGATTATGATTGAAGAAACAAAAGGATATACGTTATCCGTCGATACGTACAAGAAGGCGAAGGCTCTCAAGATGAAAGATCCTCGCTATTACATCTACGCTAGCCTCCGTGGCTCAGGTATGCCAATGAGGGATTGTTGGGCCATTGCATTCCAGGGCGAGGGACTCAACTGGGAGAAATCCTTCCTCGAAAACGAGATGAACTTGCTCGAAGCCCAGGAGTCCGTTCAGAAGAGAATCGCAGAGGTGCAGGGAAAGAAAGTGAAGAACGAGAACGCCGATGAGCTCACCCAGGAGGAACTTATTAAGGCTACCTCGAAGGAAGAGATTCTGAGAAACCTCGTTATCGCTCAGCGCAAGCAGAAGTTTGGCTCTCCAGAGTGGCAAAAGACGACAGCCATGATAGCAGACTATTCTAAGATTAAGCAGGATGAAATTGATACGGAAAACAATGTGGTCCATTACTACATTCCTCTGTCAATGCCTCGATGCTGCGAGGACTGCATTATCTTCAAAAATGGCCAGGAGACATTCCAAAAGAAGAAGAAATAGTTAAATTCGTGTTAAAGTAACTTTGTTTTACTAGGATTTCAGCAAAACCAAGTACCTTTGCAGACAGATATACGTTCACAGATTCGTTCTGCTGTTCGTAATTCTGTTTAATTGGTTACGAGGGGTGGTGTCTTCACAGATACCACCCCTCACTTTTATATTATGAAAGTAGAAGAAAAATATAAACTCAATCAGGTATACTTCTCTCCGGTAACCAACTCAAGTATATCCTTAAGCTGATCATCAAGGAAGTCATCGTTGAATACAGGCAGAGTTGCTTCTGATGGTAGCTTCTTCGTCTCTGCGGCCTCCCAAATAAATCGGAGCGCAATTACTAGGGAAGTATGGTCTTGAACGACCTCAAGCAATTTATCGCTCATCCTTGCCTCCTTCCTTCTTAATCTGCTCTGCCATCTCAAGAAGAGTCTCGGCGTGCTTGTCGCGGTCGATAACTTCCTGTACGGCCTCATCGCTCTCCTTGCGAAGCTGCTCTTCTGTCTTACCCTCATCGGCAGCAGCGTTTCTTCTTGCAGCCTCACGAGCGATGTATTCGTCACGGAGCTTCAACTTACCTGCCGTATATTCTGCATCGCCAGACAACGATGTATCCGCATACATAAGCTGGGCAAATGCCTCGATGATGTTTTCTTCAGTCTTGGAGAACTCATAATGATCTCCTACGAAAGCATAAACACATCCATCGATTGCAGCGTACATTGATGTACTGATAGAGTATTCAATACCCCATGTACCGGCAATGTTAGCAATCTTGATGAAAGGCAGCGAGCCTCTCTGTAAATGCTTCTTGATCTCAGCAGGGATATCCTCTCTGAGTGAAGCAACTTCTTTCTTAGACAAGCTCTTGCTGAACTTCAGTACGGTGAAGTGTCTTGTCTTGATAGTCTTTCCAAATGGTAATGCCATGATAACAATATTTTAAAGTTCAACTTTTATTTCCTTATACTCGAAATCTGTGCAAGAATGACTCTCCTCAGAAGTGAAATGCTTCACGGTAGGGTGGTGACAAACTCCATCCTTGAAGAAGAAACAATCCTTGCAAGTATATACTAGCGGAATAATGTCTCCGCAAGCATCATCGTCAGGATTTGCGTATGTATATAAGTCTTTGCCCATGCAATATGGGAACTCAGAATCTTCATCATTCAACAATACGCAATCCTTGCAAGTGTATTTAGTCTGTGCCATGCTCCTTACGTTTTTATCCAAACTTAAATATATAACCACCTACATGAGAATACTTATTAGAGCCATTACACATTCCGCTAATGTTTCCCATACTGAAACCTGTTCTTCTAGCCGCATCATGCACGCTACAGAACGTTTCTATTTCTTTACCATCAAGAGAAAACATTTTCACACATTTCCCTTTTTTGGGGTGACGATGTTGGTAATCAGATATTTTCGTATTTCTGTTACCATAGTTTGCGTTATATTTAACATCGCACCATTCGAGATTTTCAACACTATTATTGTGCTTATTTTCGTCAATATGGTTTATTTGGGGTAATGTGCTATCCCCTAAGAAAGTCTTAATCACAAGACGATGGACATATACGCTCTTCTTCTCACCGTTATCATAAATGATGCAGCATCTTAAATATCCGTTTTTATTTTCCGATTGCTTTAGGATTTTTCCCTTCACAAACACGACATCATCCTTTCTATTTTTTCTCTTACGCGAAGAATATCTATCCGATGTTCTTACTCTTCCTAGAGAAGAAACGTAATAGTTACTGCATCCATTTATCAACTTCCATTGTTCGTATGGAAGAGTGTCATCTATTCTATTTTTCCATATTTCTTCCATTTAATTTATTTATTTCGTCATTAATATAAAAAATTGCCTTACGCAAGTCCTCGATGCGCTTCTCAGTCTTGGTCTTGTTGCCATCCACCTTATCCTTGCGCAAGAGATACTTGATAGCGTTCCCTGTATTGAAGTCAAGGTGTCTGCAAATATCCAATGGTTCAACACCGCACAAATCTTTCAACCACGCGTAATGGGATGGGTGAGATACTTGCTCTGCCTTTCCGTTTGCGGCTTCTCCTTCACCTTTCGTTACTATATCGAACTTTGTACCAAACATCATAATATCTTCCTCGCGAAAACGAGCAAAATACTTGTAATCTGTACTAACAGATGTACATATATAAACATCAGCATCCTTTTTATCAGCATTGAACAGAATAGGGGTGCTGCCGCCTTGAATACCTATCGGGTCAAAATTGCATTTTAAGCAATCCTTTCGTGTGATGTAAAATCGCAGCCCAACCTTAATATCTTCTTTCTTAATCATAATCTTTATTTTTAATTATGTCTATAATATCCTGCTCTTTAATTTTGAGAAAGTGATAGAAATCGATTCCCTGAACACTTTTTACGCGGTGAAATTTGCTCAAATCAGCTCCGTAACAGTCTATTGATAGAGTTACTACTTGATCTACGTAGTTTTCGTCTGGAGCTTTGAATGATGCCAAAAACCGCATGCACTCAACGTTGATTTCTTCAACCATTCCGCAAACCATACCATCGTATTGAAAGACCTCATTTGTGAATTTTCTCTTTTCCTGGCCTTTGAGGTTTTTGATAAAATATGACGCGGGCGCGATAAACAAATTCCCTTTGTAACATTTCATAAGCTATTTCTTTTTACTATTCAAATAAAATGCTCTAAGAGCCATAACCTCTGACGGGTTGTGATAAAGGATAATACAGAAATCACCATGTTCTTCTGTGTGAACCTTTCGTAAACCACATTCCTTGATAAATCCATCCTCACCAATATAAGGGTTAAGGATCTCGCGAACCGCACTAGTATGACTTGGTTGAACAACAATAACGCCACCAGTTTTCCGAAGTTCTTCTAGCTTCTCCCACTGAGCTTCGATATTTTCGTCTTCATAGAACAAATCGTAACCATAAGGTTCTGTGATTTCTCTATCAATGCCCATTCCTAAAGGAAGGTCAATTACTATAATCGGTTTCATAAGCTATTTCCTTCTATATTAAACCCAAAAATTAAACCAAAGCAGACCATAAACTTTCATTTCTGCTTCCGAAAGTTGCTTAAAGCACTCAAAGTCATAGTCCTTATTTACATAAGCCCTAATTGGAGGTGTAAACTCTTTTTGCTTAACAGCTATTGTATATTCCGATTTGTGTGGAAAAACAGAATTCATATCCTCAATAACCGCACACATAACCATTCCGTTCTCTCGGACATCCGCATTACTTTCTATTTGCTGCTTTAGCTTTCCGACGGAATTATTTAGGAAAAACTCTTTAGGCGCAAAGTAAATGTCACCAAGTTTTAATTTCTCGTTTTTATCCATAAGCTATTCTCCTTTTGTATGCACGTAGCCACAGATGCCGACGTACATGATGTATTTTAAGTATTTAAACATTTTTCCAAAAAACTACTATATGGAGGAAAATTCTCCGCAAACAACAAATCCAAACCAAGAATGTCCTTATGGTTTTTCTTCACTTCTTCTTTGCTAATTAGTTTCATCATTCTCAATCTCAATAAAATCACCAATACCCAGACGAGCCTTGTTGATGCAAGACGCAATCCAACCAATCAAGTAGGCAGAAGGCTCGCCTCCGTGTTCCATACCAATAGCATCCTCGATGGCATCGCAGGCATGAGAAGCTTCATGGCAACAAATCCCCATCCTCATAGAATCCTTGCTTGCAAAATTAATAAATGAACAAAGCTTCTTATTCGACTTTTCCCTAACTTCATCGTAGGTTATTGCGTTAGAATTAGAGAAATCAACCTTCAAAACCTCACCTTTTCTACCTTCAAAACATTTGTTAGCGTCCTCTTGGTTCATTCCAATAGCGATACATAACATTCTTGGATAGATAACAGGGTCGTATTCGTAATATCCTTTCTTCTTCATATCTCATCGTTTTTATGTTTTTCCCATCCATGCCTCGAAAAAGCATACCAAGTATCACAAATATCAAGAGCGAGAATGTAGCCTTGGTCAATACAAAAATCGCTATCAAAGCCTTCGATATGAACATATATCAATGCTATAGTATCATAAGGAACGCTACGACCTTCAAGACAAGGGTTTTTAAAATTCTTAGTCTTGTATAAACTTGTAACAATTGGCACTTGAAGAACGTCTGAAATATTCTCAGTGCTAATCTCTATCGACTTCTTAAACTTCTTCATATTCTCAACTATTTAAATTTCTCAAAGTAGAACTCAATTTGTTTATCAAAGTGCTCTTCGATTAAACCATAAGCAAGCGACATCTTTACTTGAAAAGAAGCTTTGCCATTAAGCAGGCCTTTCGCCTGTCTTGTAATCTCTGAGCGAAATTGTTCCAAACTCATATCACGCTTACGAAGATTGCAAGACCTGCAAGATGGCATATAGTTCTCCATACAGTCATCGCCATGGGAAACAACAAACTTGCCCTCATTGTCGCTCCAACGCGAGTAGCACCCTCTGTTCTTCGGGACAAGATGGTCAACCTGCATATCCTTATATTCAATGCTCTTGCCGCAATAAGCACAATGCCCATCGTATTTGCGATATATCTTAAGTCTATCTTCTTTTTTCATAATCATTAATTATGTAACCTGCCAATATGCCACTTTGAGCAAACCTTGCATAAGTAAGGATGCCAGCCGAGTGCCTTCAATCTCGGATTCTGATTCAGGAACTCCCAGGCATCATCCTCGGTCTCATAAGCAACCTTCGCCTTCCATGAATGAACCTTCCTGGTCCAATGCTCAGGGTCCGGCTTGAACGGAGGAACTTTATTAGGATTGTGATGCCTTCTCATATCTGCCATCTTAATCCATTTTGATCCTCGTGCTCCTCAAACTTTTTGCGTATCTGTTCAAACCAGAATACTCGAAAATCGTCATCGGAAGCCTTCCACATCTTCTTCAGCCATTCATAATTAAGGCGTTCAATGGTTTTCCGGATTCTGTCGCCGTAGATGATTTCGAGCAGAAGTTCGTCTAAGCCTTCACTGCATTCAACATCAAGAGTGAACTCACCATTTATATTTCCATACCTGTAAGAGGACATCTTATGCCCTGATTCAGCAGCCTTATCTACATACTTCTTAATAGAGCCAGATACCTCCTCTTCGTTGGAGTCCGCAGGTAGCAGCCATATTGTTGACTCTGGCGAAACAACAGCAGGAAGCTGACAGTCGCCTATAAAAAACTCAAAATTACGTTCTTCTCCCATAAGCTACAAACATTTGAATGAAACACTGTTTAACGTTCTGTTCACCGCAATCTCACTCTCGTTACACATGGTCCTCATGCACTCCAGGGCATCCTCGCGGACAGCAGTCATAATCTCCTGCATCGAAGCGGTGGCCGGAACAATATTCCCGTCAGCCTTCTTCTTCGTGATACGGGAGACAATCTCCTTGATATATTCCTTGTCTATCATAGAACTCTGTTTTATAACCGTTAATCATCAGGCTGAATGAAACTCTCCGGCTGCTTGATATCCTCCTCACCACGCAATTTATTCTTCACGTCATTGATGAGAAGCTCCTGCTTCAGGTCAATCATCTGTGCGCCGTAAACCTGATAGGTCATTCCGCCCTGCGACCTCTTCTTGAAGAAGCCGTGCTTGTCGCTCATATCCCGTCCGAACTTCTGAATCGTAGGGATATCCTTATCCTCGACATCGTTGGCCTTGCAGAACTCGACGAACCTCTCATACATCTCCTTGGCAAGCATGCACTCCGAAATCTCACCCCTCGCCTCTGGGCTGCACCTCATATCATACGCCCTTATCCAGGCATATATAGGATTGCTTCCTAGAAGAGAGATGAGCAGCTGCCTTCTGCTGCCCTCAGCTGCCGGGAACCTGTACTTCCTGCTCCTCAGCTCCATCGCGCCACGGAATATCCAGTTGAACACTCCGCTCAGCTCCTCACGAATAATCTTGCTCGCCAGCTCCGGGTCCTGCCTCTCCTTTGGTATGGTCACGTCGAAGCTCACGTACTGCAAGCGCCTGATGAATCCGAGCGAAGCATCGTCTGGGAACGGAAGTTCATTGAGGTTGAAGATGAGGTAGGGGATTGAGTTCCCCTCCAGGATATCCCTGCCGAGCTTTCTCATCGGGACGGGCTCGCCACTCACGAGTCTCTTGAACATTCCGGTATTCTTCCTTCCGAACTTCTTCGGGTCGGAATCGGAAGACCAGTTGAAGATGGCGTTCCTGATGGGATACCTTCCCCTCATTCCCTCGTCACCGTCGGCAGTGAGGTCGGCGTAGTCCATCTTGCTTATCCTGTCCTTTCCGAATATGTTGCAGGCAACGTCGAAGATGACGCTCTTTCCGTTGGCTCCCGTACCTATAAGGAGAAGACAGAGCTCAATCTTCGATGATTCCTTCCCCTCGTACGGATTGTATGCAGTACCTCTCTGTATGAGACCGAGGCCGAGAAACATCTGGAGGATCATCCTCGACGTCCTGTCCGGAAGGACCTCCCTGATGAAGTTCATCCACCTGTCACACTTCGCCTTCGGATTGTAGTCGTATGGGTGGTAGTATGTGACATGGTACTCGGGAGAGAACGGCATCACGTTCGGATACTTAAGACCGCTGCCGAAGTCAACAACTCCGTTGGCGAATGCAACGATATCGAAGGTAGGTCTCAGTATGTTGTAGCACTCTATCACCTCCATGAACGACTTGTTCATCACCGTGCTGATGCCGAGCATCGGAGCCATGGCCAGGTCGAGGAGCAGCAGCTGGTAAGCCTGCTCAAGGACTATCTTCGGAACAGCTTCATATATCTTACCGTTGAACATGTAGTACGAACCGCCATAGTACTTCACCGGAGCCTTCTTCGCCAGACGTCTCATTGACCTGATGAAATTAGACTTCAGCTTGTTGTACTTCTCAGAATTCGCCTTACCCCAGTCCTGACAACGGAGCTCTTCGAAGCCGTACTCGTCATGCCGCGAAAGGTCAAGCAGCTGAGCGTGCAATGTGTCTATAGCAATACCATTTTCCATTTATGTACAATAATAATATTAATTTTCCGTTATTGTGTAGGATTACCCCCGATAAACAGGGACTTTCTGACGGATAACACGTGTCAGCTCGTCCTTACAACATGTCGACTATAAAATATCGACAATACAAAGATAAGGAAAATATCCTGTAGATATGCTATAACCCTAGTAAATAAAGGGTATAAATATACATATTGGATATACATTTAATGAATAATAGATATACATTTATGGTTTTGCTCACCAATATAGAAGTTAATGTTGCCAAATGTTAAAAATAGGTAGATGAAAGAATATGCATAAATATTCTTTCGGTAGCAAAAGTAATTAAACCTTACAAGTAGGTTGAAAAATCGGAAGAAAAAATTTTTAGATGAGGTGACTACCAGCTGGATTTATGGCTATATAGGGGGTGTGGGGGTCTGTTTTGAAAAGATAGGACAATATTTGTTAGTTTACACTATATAAACGAACGTGAAACATCGATTTTTACACTTTTTAACATTGTTGGTTTATATTATAAACTAAATTTTGTAACCCCTTAAATATCAGTCACTTACAACGTATTTTAATTCCATATTTTGCATAAATATCCACCGTGGAACACAAAAGATTATTACATATTATTTGACCCAATAAATCTTTACCATATTTATTCTTGCATAAATATTCGGCGTTTAACACATTAAAGGTATTTTAACTAAATAAATAAAATAGTATTACACATATAGTTAAAATTATATATCATTAACTGACACTTTGACAGTTCTAACTATCTGATTATTAACTAGTTATGTGTTTGTAAAGATTAATGTTCGTTAACTTAAAAAGGTTATAAATTTAACAAATACTGACACTATGCGCTTTATAACGTACTGATTATTAGGTAGTTACATTTTGTCATTTTGGCAGATGAGTTAAAATATTATAACATTAACATAAAATCACAAATACTGCCAAATGGTGGAATTATTACAAGCTTCATAACTAACTGATAGTAAGTTACTTACAAGATGTTAAATGCATAAATAAGCTATTTTTAAACTGGTTGTTTGGCACCACCTTTGCAGTTATGTAGGTACAAGGGGATTTTCCTTTGCAACCATTTAAACAAATAGATATGGATAAAGAAACAAAAGGTGCTCAAGGTTACGAGCACACGAGCACGAAAGTAGCTAGTTATGTTAGCGAGTGCAAAAAGAGTGCGGTGCTATCACAGAGTTTAGACGTGCTCAATAGCTACAGAAAGAAATTGCTTTCTGAAACTACAGATAGCGAGTTGGTATCAGCAAAGAAAGAATTGGAGAGTGCACGCGCAAAGTACAACAAGCTAGCTACAAAGTACGTACTTTCAGATAGTGCGTATTGCAACCTACAAACGGAATGTGTACGCACCGCCGTTAGTGAGTTTTCACGTACGCACAATTTACCTAATTTCTTTGCGTGGTTTGATAATAACGGCAAAGATAAGCAAACATCTATCATAGATAGCTTGCAGCGTTTAGGTAGTAAGTTATCAGATTTGCACCACAAATTTGCAGACGGCGCAAAGGTAGCAAAGAAGAAAACCGAGTCTATCTCTGATTTGCAGAAGCAAATTGCAGAGTTGCAAGCAAAGTTAGCAGCAGCGCAAAAGTAAGTAACACAAAATAGGTAGCTAGAAAAAAGGTCTAGCTATCTATTTTCCCGCTGACTATCTGACCGGTAGCCAGTGGGAAATTTTACTCCAGGTTTTTCAACTTGGAGCGGATCGTCGTATCCTTATTTTTCCCACACGATTTTGGAAACCTTGTCGTGGTGTGTGGGCTTAACTCAGAGAGAGAATTTATTCTCCCTCAGGGGACTAATTGCCAAAATTTCAGAGAAGTATCTCAGTAAATCGAGAGTGCGAGAGGCACACCGAGATGGGAGAGAGTAACGAGTTATTCAGAGACATCCATCCGAGAGATACGCAAAAATTCCTGGCGTGAGCGTCGAATGAGATGAGACGGCACGACGGCTAGGGAATTTGTATCATCTAGCGAGATGAGAGTTTTAGAGAGAAATCATAATTCATATTCTATGCGGTGTTGTGAGCCGTACGGAGTGGTTATCCGTGAAATCACCGTGGATAATGTAGCTATATTCCACGTGAGGTATATCCGATAAATGAGAGCTATCTGAAATGTGTTGTCAGTTGGCACAGGTAACGTAATAGTTTGCAGCGAGAGAAACTGACTGGATGCAGTCCATAATAACTGTAGGGTGTGAGCCACGTAGTTAAGACGATAAAGATAAAACGTGGTGCAAAGATGCACATCCTGGCTAACGGGGCGGGGAGAAATCTCCGCTCTACAATTATGAACCATTTAAAAATTAGAATTATGAAAGAACAGATTTTGAAGAAGATAGGAAAGACGCTTGTGCGTATTAATGTAACAGACCAGAGTGCAGAGGATGCCTACGATGAACTCGTTAACAGCAGTCCTCGCCTGTTTGGTATGCTTTCCAGTATCTACAGACTGAATGATGAAGAAGAAAGATTCGCTTGGTCTGCCGGAATTCAGTAGCCTAAAATCTCCCTACGCTTGTAGGGAACAATAACCAAATTATTAGAGTTATGAGTACGCTGAGAATTAAATGCCTCGATATGTGCGAGGTTGAGAGTATCATTGCAGATGCTCAGGAGATTTTGAGTCACGTAGAATTCGGGTCGCTAAATAATGGTGTGCTTACATTATTCTGCGTGGCGTGAGCCTAAAAATCTGTAGCCAGTACGATAATTGTCGTGTGTGGCTACGGAACAATTACCAATAAAAATAGAATTATGAAAACAAGACAGATTATTTATTCAAGTACGATAATTGTGCTGGGATTTATTCAGAGTGTGCCGGCATTTGTTATGCTAGCAAGTACGAATATTATCGTAATTCTGCTTGGAATATTTTGGGGAATTGTGCTTGGAATATTCTGGAGCAGTACGATAATTGGCAAGTGGTATTTCCGCGAGCTGTGGCGATCTACACTCCGCTTGGAGAATTTCATACTGCCTGGAGTTTCGTAAATCTAGAAAGTACGAAAATTGTGCTTGGAAACATTTAGCTAAATTCTGCTTGGAGAAATCCAGGCAGTACGATAATATAACCAATTAAATTACAGAATTATGAAACAGAGAATTTTCGTGGCATTATTTGCCGTAGTGTGTGTTGCATTGTGTGTAGTATCAATTACTCTGTATAATTGTCACAGAGCAAACGTGATTCTTAGAAAGACGGTTATAAACCAGGCTAATGAGATTTCAGAGCTTGGTAACAATCCACACACCGAGAGTACGATAATGTACGTAGGTCTTAAGAAGTAATTAATCTAGCGTGGTGATGGCGCCACATGCCCAATACGGAACGAAAATACACTGCCCCTCTTAAACCAAAATTTTTGAATTATGCCAAATCTGAGAGGAGTTTCTGCTCCTCTCTTCTATTAACCAAAAATATTAGAGATATGAACTACAAGACATTTAATTTAATCGACAAGATTAATGCAGAAGGGTTAGATAACTCTGAGTGGGGTATTTATATGCACTTAGAGAAAATCGACACAAAGAAATTCTACGGAACAAGGGAGAGTTTCATGCTTCCTCCTGGAGAGTGGATTGTCGTGTACTAGAAAAAGGATGCTATATGCCCATTCCATGAGAATTGTACGCCTGATTACACTATCGACTACTGTGAGGATGAAGTTATATTGTTCTATGAAGTAAACTAGCTAAAATGTGCTCAGGCATTTTCCTGGGCATACTATGTTAAACCATTTAAACGGAAGAATTATGCAAGACAGAAAATCACAGAAAAACTTTGAGCGTGCGTTGCTCCATGAGATGGAGAAAATTAAAATTGCTGCACGCCAGTGGCACAACAACAATACTGAGGGCTACAGAGATTATCGTAGCAAGGAGGCTATCTCCAAGAGCTTCTCTGAGATAGCGGTGCTGTGCATGAGCTAAAATGTGCGTGGCGATATTGTCACGCATGCTATTCACCAAAAATTATAGATTATGAAGAAACTAGAGAATACTAAATGGGAAGAAAAGAGAAATTATCTGCGTAACGTAATCCTGCCTAAATTGCAGGGGATGCAGCGTGATTTGTTCGGTGACGAGTATTTGACAATAAATGTAAGCGTCGGTCCAAATGGGGAATACGTCACGGCGTATGCCGCTATTATGAAGGGTGGCGAGATGCAGGACAACATTTTTGTACATTTGTGCGTATACGACAGCCGTGAGAATATAGATTTCGAGTACGGGAAGCTTTTGAATTTTCTCGTCTTATACCAGGCCTCATAGCTTTTACGCTGATCACACAGCCTGAAAAATGAGGGAGTTTCATCTCCCTCTCCTACAAACCAAAAATGTAGAATTATGAGTAAATGGGTACAATTTTACCACAAGATTAACAAGTTTGACCTTGTGAACATGAGATTTACAGAGGATTTCAGTATCGTGGAAATGGTTGGCATGGATTCTATCATGCCTATCGACGGCAGATTGAGTCTGTCATCCATACGTGATGTAGTACAAAATAAAATCGATAGCATGAAGAACATCGAGGGTTTCGACCCTTGTGCGTTTTCCATCCTCACCGGTCCTACGATTCTGTATGCTTCAGAAAGTCCGTTGTACAATCTCTAGCCAGAACTGGGCAGTACGATAATGTGCTGCCTGCTATTAACCAAAACATATTAGAATTATGGAAACAGTAAGAGTAACTGACAGACACGGAATAGAGCGTGCGTGGGATGTCGTAACGGATAAATGTGTAGGCTGTTGTTTCTTAGGCATACACAACGGGACGACGTACTGCTGCCCTAGCCATATCTCGTGTGACAACAAGTAGTCAAAACTGCGGGGCACGTCATGTGTCCTGCATCCATTATTAACCAATAAAATTCAGAATATGTCAGAAGAAGACAGAAAGTTCCTTGCAAGGCTCGTAGCGAGCCACAAGGCAGTTATCAGCGAGGAGTGTGCGAGAAAGAAGCTCGACAGGAGCGAGTATTACAGACGTGCCTCTCGTGTGGACAAGAAAGCTCAGGAGATTGAGCGTGCGTACATGCGTCCTAGAAGATTTTAGCCAACATTCTGTGCAGCCTATCTGCACAGAAACCATGTTTAACCAAAAATACAATAGATATGGAGTATATTAAGAGGACAGAGAACAATACGCACGTTGACGTGTATTTCGATGGAGAAAAGTATGTATTCATCAACGCATTCCACGGATGTGTGGCAGTTGCGAGAAGAGAAGGACTCGTTGAGTTCACTAATGACGGATACATGGCTCACGTCAAGTTCAAGGTCGAGAAGACGAGATGCACCATCAGTAAGAGAACTATAGATGGCGCCATTCACAAGATGGAGAACAGATACATGAGCACAAACGTTGAGTATGAATGGGAGGAGGTTGACAGAGATAACCTGCCTTATGCTGTGAGCGTGAAAGTAGAGGAGCGCTAAGCCAAAAAATCCTGCGTGGAGACACGTAGGAGCTATTATTAACTAAATATTCAAAGGATATGAAAGAAAGTATTGAGGCTATGCTGTGGGATTTCATTGTTGATAACAATATCGCCACAGAGGACGAGGTTAGACTTGTCACGGCTATAAATGGCTTGAACGAGGAAACGATGACAGACATTATTTATGCCAAGACAGGACTACGAAGTTACGAGCAGTGTAAAGATGAAGGCTACTCCGGCACAGATGAGCTTGACAGCTATTATTGTCTTGACGAAGACGAAGAAGACAATGAAGAGGAGGATGAAGATGAAGAAGAGTAGTATTTGCCTAAAAAGGTGCGCCCATGTCTAAGCGTGCCTTCTATTGTTTAACCAAGATAAATTATTTGAATTATGGCGAATAAATATCAGATCACAAACCAGAAGCAGCTTCGTGAAGCATTCTGGCAGTTTTGCGACGAGTGTGGTATCGACTACACAGGCAAGAAGACAAAGTTCAACCTTGACTTGAATATGACTTTCAACGATTGGAAGGACGGATTGCAGAAAGATGGTGTGATAAGCGACAAGCTTTGTTTCAGAGCACTTCTGTATTAAGCCAAACCAATCCTCACTCTCACGGGTGGGGATTTCTATTAACCAAAAAGATTGAAATATGAAGAAAATTGAGATTACGAGAGCTGGCATGGGCGAGAAATGCCCATGCCCGAAGTTCAGCAAATTACTGGCAAAAGGCTACATAATGTGCCATCGCTGCAAGCATTATGCTGAAATTATCAGTGAGACAGAAATAATGTGTAACTATAATTAATCTATAATTATGAGTGAATTAGAGAAAATCCTGAATGACGATTTGCTGAAGTGTGAAATCGTCGAGTCAGCAGAGAATGCGGCAAGACGCGTGGATCTCATCAAGTGGACTCACGACAATACATTCTCAGTAGCTGAGGTGAATAAGGATACCGGCAAACTAGAGGTTACAGATGTTCCTGGGACAGATGAGCTTGAAGCATACAAGCATTTCTACAGAAAATGTGGCGATATCGCCATAATTAGCTAAAACTCCCCACGATAATGTGGGGAACCATTACGAACCATTTAAAAATAGAATTATGGCAAAGAAAATTTATGCGCTCTATCGCACAGACAACTGGCATACATACGATAGCCGTGAATTACTTGTTGTAGCAGGTAGTATCAGGAGATGTTGTAAGGTAGCCAAGGACGATGGAGCGACAAAAGAGCAGATTGAGGATTTGCGCGGTTACCGCCATCAATCCCAGTGTACCAACGAAACCGATTACGAGTACGACATTTATACGTACACGCTCAATGAGAGTTTAATCAGCTAAAATCCCTCTTCGGAGGGAACCATTACGAACCATTAAACAGATGAATTATGGAAAAGAATATTGTAGAAGTTGTTATGAACAACAAGGGTGAAGTTATCGAGAAAGTAGCCGATTATATCGGTGTAAAAAGCTTTGCCGCAGTTATCGAGAGCCTCTATCGTGAGTGTCTTGAAAATTTCGATGACGCAGAGGATCTGGAAGAATACATTGCTGATGTATTCGAAAAGAATATCCAGTCCCTTGCATGGGAGTTTACCCACAAGGTAAACAGAGAGATGAAGAAATATCTCCATCTTGACGACCAGCGCATGGATGGAAATTTTGCCAATCTGTACAACGATTATCCCAGACACGTTACAGGTAAGTTCTGGTCGACGGACTACGATGGCGACGATTACTACGATTTGTATCCTGCCATGGTAGCCAGACTTGATGCCGCAGAAGACAGCGAGCAGGCTAACAAGGACAGAGAATATCTCGAAGAATGGTATTTCAAGGCGTTCGGCACGTACAACATCGAGTACAATTTCGGCAATTACCTTGAAGAGGTTCACTCCATGATGGAGGAAGATTATGAGGAAGCCTAACAATATCCACTAGCATGGGGATATTCAATGTTTAACCATTTAAATGAGATTAGATTATGAGTTACGAATTTGCAAAGAAGGAAATCGGTGATTACAGAATCACCATTTACCAGGATGAGGATGCCGAATGCCCTTGCACAGAATGGGATTTGGTGGGAGTTTACTTCTGGGACTATTCCGACTACGGATACAATAGAGGTCTGTCTCGTGGTTGCAGCAGCGAAGTTGACGCTAAAAATGCAGAGGATGCTTTGAAAGAGCTTGTCTGCAAATATGTGTCACAAAAGAAGATTATCGACTACATCAATAGCGAAAATGTCGATAGCTTCCGTATGCGCTATGACAAGAGCGAGCACATGTGGTATCTTGAGAATCTGTACAAGGGTGAGTGGTACAACCACGAAGAGTTCTGTCCGAGCGACTTGAAGAGATTCGACTATAGAGAGGAGCTTTGTGATATCCTCGAAGAGGACGATTTCACGTATCTTCTGCATGACTGCAAGGATATTGCATTCTACGAGTGGTCATCTACTGGCTACAGTCAGGGAGATTATGTCAGCGGATATGCCTACTGCGACAAGAAGCGATTCTCCAAGTATTGTGACACTAATACGAAAAACTGGAGAAAGCGAGCCTTGGACTTATTTGAGGATGAGACTAAATGTATAGGTCTTTGGATGTGGGGCGATGTCAAGGGATTCGTCTTGGAGAAGAAAGTCCATTACAAGAAAGTCTTCACGGAAATAGGTCGTGAGCCAGAGGACGGCTACGACTGGGAACAGATTGATTCCTGCTGGGGAGAGTACTACGAGGACTCTGACGAGCTAATCAAGGTCGCTCTCGAAGAGAATGGAATCAAACTAAAAGAAACAGCCTAACAAGGGGAGCTTGCATGCTCCTCTTCCATTAACCAAATTATAAGGAATTATGAAAAAGGGAATAACAATTTCAGAGCGTGGCAACAAAGTTATCTACAGACTGGGCAGGCGTATCGTATGCTACAGAGTGGGCTACAGAGTTTACATCGGCAAGCCCTCTGACGCAACGCATGATACGTTCGATGCGCTGTCGGAGAACATAGCACACGAGATGTGCATTGAAACTTGTGAGCGCAGAATCTATGCGGATATGAAATATCAGAATCCTGTAGCATACAACGCCCACAGAGTATTGAACGCATTAGCCTAAAAGATAGCCTTCGGGCTATCACTATTAACCAATTAAACAAAAGAGAATTATGACAAAAGAAGCTACAAAGGTATTCGACAAGTTTTTTAAGATTCATCGTGACAACGTTGCAGGTAAGACTATCTGCTTTATCTCACGTGGAGAGTGGTCCGATCCTCAGATTGCCTATGAAGGCTATCTCCTTAACTACTGGGATGTGTTAGGGCTGGCGTGTCCTGAAGATGCGCCGGATGATTACGAACCAGACGAAACAGAATGGTATGACGCTTGCATGGATTCTCTATTCGGCTACACAGATTGCGGCTTAGAGCCTGACAAGTTTGAGCCATCAGATGCCATGAGCGTGACAGGAATCATCACCATTAAGAAGCCTTAAAAACGGAGGGAGCAATCCCTCTGACATTATTAACCAATTATTAAGATTATGAAGAGATATTACGTATCAGTCACAGAGACTTTAAACAAGGTAGTGAGCGTTGACGCTGAAAGTGAGAATGAGGCAGTACAGAAGGTCCAGGATGCCTATGATAATAGCGACATTGTTCTTGATGCAGAAAATTACACAGGAAACGTCATCGAGATTGAACCAGACCAGGAGTTCTGCTCTGACTATGATGATTCTTACGAGCACATCGACTAGCCAAAAGCGTGGGTTCGCCCACGTACTATTAACCAAAACATTACGAATATGACAAGAGAAATGCAAAAAGAATTGGAAGAGAAATATTTCCGTGAGTGCGGAGATAGGGCAGTAGCGGAGGAGATGGCTCAGATGGATTACGATGCGGACCAGGCATCATCCGATTATTTCCCTCACTATGACGAATACTCTGGAGAATATTGGTTTTAGCTAAAAAGGTGGCCATGCGTCACCACACAAACCAAAACAAGAAGAATTATGAATGAAGACAGAATCCTAGAGATGTTCTTTGAGAAAGCCAGATGGCAGTATGCTATCGAGAAAGGCTTGTTCAAGGACATGAACAAAGCAGTAATGTATCAGCTTACGACACCAGAGGCTCGTCTGGCTATGTATCAGAGGATTAAGAGCGGTAATTACAAGATAATGCCGCCACATACAGCCAAGATTCCGAAAGACAACGGAGATTTCCGTACAGTCTATGTGAATGAGGCTGTGGACAGAATTCTCTTGAGCATAGCAAACGACCTCCTGTTCGAGCTGATGCCAGAGATGGTACATCCACGCTGTACGTCATACCAAAAGGGTATTGGCTGCGGCCGTGTTGTACAAGATGTCTCTCATATAATATACTCGGCAGATGGTAAAATCATCGGATTCAAGTCCGACTTATCCAAGTACTTTGACAACGTGCCTATACGATTCATCGACTGGGCCTTTGACAAAGTAGAGGAGAAGTGCGGAAAATCTGCACTGATAGATGTCATCCGTGACTACTATCACACAGATATCTATTTCGATGAGGACAATAACCTCTGCGAGAAGTATCAGTCCCTCAAGCAGGGATGCTCTGTTGCTGCATGGCTGGCTGACGTGGTTCTATACCATATCGACGAGATGTTATCGAGTCTGAACGGATATTACGTCCGCTATTCTGATGACATTCTCTTCGTTGGCAAGGACTACGAGAAAGCCATGGATATCCTGAAGAGCGAACTGGAGAAGATGCATATGACGCTCAATCCGAAGAAGGTTGAGTATCTTGACGCTAATCACTGGTTCAAGTTCCTCGGATATTCCATCAAGGGTCACAATATCTCTCTGTCGTCCACACGTATCAAGACCTTCCAGAAGGAGATTGAGAAAAGGACGATAAAGAAACGTGACACCACGATGACAAAAGCCGTTAATGCTGTAAACAGGTATCTCTACAAGGGGTACTGCGATTACTCCTGGTCAACTCAGGTTCTTCCGGTCATAAACGTGAAAGAAGACATCGACAAACTCAACACCTTCGTTATGGACTGCATCCGTGCGGTCAAGACAGGCAAGAGAAAGGTCGGTGGTCTCGGATACGTAAAGACTCAGGCTATCGGTTGTATAGACCGAGGTCGTGGCAGGAACGTGAAAGCCAACAGGAGTAAGACAGAGAGCGAAATCAAGGGGTATCTATCAATCGGTTGTGCACAGAATGCCTTGCGAACGAGCAGGGCAGCGTACAACACTTTGGTGAATACACTGTAGATGAGCATCCTAGCGCAAGGAACTGCCGGGATGAAGAAGAATGTTTTAAACATCCGGTCTCGCACGATCGCGGGCCTGTCTCCGAATGGAGACGGTCCTGCGATCCTCTCCACCAGGATATTATCAATCTGATATAGCCATGCGCACAGTATCTTCTGACCGGCAGACTCTGTAACCGAGCACACGGACGTGGGAGAAGGACGGATAGATTCAGGCTAAGCCTCGAAAACATCATCCGATGGGACCAAGTTATCCAAGTTTACAACTTGAGACACCTCGGGCCCCTCGTATGACGCACAAGGCGCAGCTCATCAACGAAGTACAGAAATGTGTCAGTCCGTACGACTTCCACCGGTGGCGCACACCACCACTCCCTGATGGATGGCAATGTTTAATACCACAGGTTCTCTTAACCAGAGTATTTAATCCTGGACGTCGTCGTATACTACTTACGACGTCCTGGATTAACTATTCTGGCGAATCCTGTGCTGAAATCAGAATCATAAAGTATTGTGCCGAGCCATCGGTCAGGGAATTACCCGAGCACGAGGGTAGTCTTTAAAGGAGAGTGAATTTACGAGTGATGTTGTACCCGCCGGCTAATGCTGTGAATCCACAGCCTCATCCGGCGGGTAAACATCCCTCAGATCAAGATGCTACAGCTACGTGCCACGCTCTCAGATGAAGGCAACGTTATTGCCAAACGAGGTACACGAGGAGGAATTCTTTATGTCGCGATCTCTGTATCAACGCGATAAGGCTGGTGATACCAGCAATCTCGCGTATTGCAAGATCCCTCAATCGTCAAGATAGAGGTAGGCAACAGACCTATGAGTGTACCTGCAAACAACCAAAGTGAATTGCATCACGACGCATAGCCAAGAGTAGAACAGATTCAGTTGCATGTAATGTGACAACGGGACACAACCTGGCGGTTGCCCGGTACGCGTCCCGTTCTTATACATGCAATAATCAAGACGATACAGAAATGCAACACTCTACTGAGGCTATGCTATAGCTATTGCGAGCCGAATGGTGCGCAAGGAGAATCGATTGTAAATACAGTATTCAGCATCCTGAGAATCACTGGATTATATCCATGAGTCTCAGGACTATAATACTGTATATATCAAAACCATATAGTTACGCAACAGATTCTCTGAGCGCACTCCTATAAACCAATATTTAAGAATTATGACATACGAAGAAATCATCAATGCAGTTGAGAATGGTGCTAAGTTCACCATCAACTTCCAGAAGAGAACATGTAGAGTGAACGGCAAGGTAGTAATGTCCGAGGAAGACAAGCCGAAGGACACACCTTACCTTACACCTGAGGTAGTGTTTGTTGGCATCGAACAGAGATATGCAGCGTACAAGCATTCTGTGCCGTCAGAACGCTCTGAATCACATCGCCGCTACTACTTCAAGGCTTTGCCTGAGAAAGAGCTCTCAGACGAAGATATGATGTATGGTGAGCGACGTGAGGTAGCGAGATGCAAGCTGGAGCTGTACGTACTGATTCAGCTACTCAGAGGCAACCTCTGGTGGGACAGCAAGTGGGGAACGTGGTTCTGGTGTTCCAAGAACGACAAGGACCTGATTATCCTCAGAGACTGGATTGAGCCAAACAAGGGTGGGGCGTAAGCCTCATCCACAAGAGTTAAGTAAATTTTTAATAACCAATTTAAATTATTTGAATTATGAAGCAGATTGTAACAATCACTGGTGAGAACTTGAACATCGTAACTAACAATGTAGAGGCTACAGCAGCAACCGGTAAGAAGACCAAGGCGCAGATGCGTCTCGAAGCTCTCAAGGCAGCAGGTGTTGACGTGAGCAAGTACTTCCCTCTCGGTGATGACCAGCTTATCAAGATCGAGAATGGTGCAGCGGTTTCTGTAGACATGGACGATGCGACCATCGATGCGGTAGGCAAGCAGATTGTCGAGGGTGGATACGTAAGCAACTGGAAGCTGTTCCGCCGTTGGGTGATGAGCCAGATGTTCCATATGCTCCGAACGATGGACGGATGGAACTGGTCATTCAACCAGGTATTGCAGCGCAAGGGCTACGAGTACCAGTGGCGCATGTTGGAAAATGAGCTCTACGCTCAGATGAAGATGTGCGACCACAAAGACTACGAGAATGTCGGTGCGAGAAACAGATGGTTCGGAGGCTTTGTCGCTAGCGATATGGCTTATGACTATATCAAGAAGCTCCGCAAGTACGTGGATGACAACCTCATCTACACAGTCAAGAAAGACGCGCACGGAAACGTCAAGAAGACATACAAGCATACCTGTAAGGGCAATCCTTATGTACGTCTTCAGAACAAGGACATCTTCGTCGCAGACCTGGAGAAGAAGGTATATGCCCATCTTAGCAGCCTCGCGCGCAAGATGTATGACAGCAATACCTACAAGGAAGTCTACGATGCCGTTCACGAGTTCAACAAGACCCGCAAGCATCTCGCATGGGACACCAAGCAATCAGATGCTTTCATCAATGCCTACAAAGGTTCTGGTTCCTACTACACGATGAGAAACCTCATCATGTTCCACGGAGCCAGATTCTGGAAAAACGGACGGAAGATGTCAGAAGCCAACTCGTTGAAGGAGCTTGAGTCTAAAGCAAAGCTCTATGATGAGCAGGGCTGGAGAATGCTCGGTGTTCTCAAGCAGCTCATTATAGAGAACGATATCGACATCCAGGGCAAGATTAACGAGTGGCATAAGGCTAAGGTCGAGAAGGTAATCGCCAGTAAGTAGTAAGGTTCGCCACCTGTAGTATGGTGGCCCGGCAAAGATGTTTTACGATAGCTTCTGCAACGGAAGGATCTCCTCCAGTTATTACTGGAGGTAATCCTTCGAGCTAAAGCTCTCCGATCGAACTTTTATAGTAAGGCGCCAGCCGGGAGCCATTCTAGCCAAAAGTCGGTTACTGATTCGGTAACCGATTCTATGTCTAACCAAAAATGAAGGATTATGAAAGAGATTAAAGAGAAAATCGATGTGAATTCCCTTGTTCCTGCACCTCTAGATAACAAGAATGTTATGCTGGACTGGTGGAAAGAGAATATGTTCGATGACGAGAACTATTCATTCAATGGGAATGTGTATCTCGGATTCATCGCCGGACTCCCCGTGATGGCAACCATCAAGGAAAATGTCGTCACGGCAAAATGTATTCCTCAGATATTGCGAACTTGCGAAGACCTCGATTTATTCACCAGTACAATCGTAAAGAATCTTACAGGAAACGCATTTGAGATGATCCACTCATCCTTATTCCCGAGATTCAAGCAGTACATCGATGAACAGAGGAAAGGTCAGCAACTCATCATCTCGTTTGAACTTGATGACAACGAGGCTATCATGACTTTCAACTGGAATGTCCTAAAAGACGTAGATTAGCCAAACATGCCAGTCGTTTACAGCGGCTGGCTCCTTATCATAACTAGATTTTGTTTAAATGGTTCAAGCCGGTCTGTCGTGAGACACGCCGGTTTTTTGTTCCCCAAGTTTAACCAATTAAAATTTTGTGAATTATGGCAGTAGCAAGAATCGTTAACGTTAATGAAATCCTGAAGGCAAAGGGCTTGAAGCCTAAGGTGTTCAATCTGAACATATTCTGTAGCGTTGTTTCAGATTTCTTTATGACACATGAACCAAAGGAAACAATTTTGCTTCTCCCGAAGAGATTCCTCGACATGGAGAATCCACCAGAGGGAGACTTCATCGAAATGCTGGACGTAAGCATCTGGGAGAAGAAGGCGGAAGATCCCGACGATCCATTCGACTTCATCGACTATCAGCTGATGGTACGGAACAAGATGATGAGACCGATAATCTTTGTCAACGAGCCTTTTCTTACGGAAGCCGCTCTCTCTCTGAGAAATATCTGCGGATATTCCGTCACGGGCAGAACACGAAAGAAAAAGAAAGAATATATCGTGTCTCTGCCGGTGTAAAGCCAAATAAGGCGTGGAACATTATTGTTTCACGCTCCCAGTATTAACCATTTAAAATTTATGAATATGACTGATATTGAAAGAGTAAAGAGATTCGCATCCGAGAATGATTACCCAGGCGAGACATTGGACACAATCAACTGCTTCCGCAGACACAGTAAGACTCCAAAGGAAGACCTCGACAGCCTGGACAAGGCAACCGATGAGGACTGGCTAGGTCTTATCGATGAGTACGAGGGCAATGGATTCAACTGGAAGGGAGAGTTCTCGGACGTTAACGGAAACAGCGTAACGCTTGGCGACAAGGTTATGTGGAACAATCCAGATCCTGATGATTTCGATAAGTGGTACGAGAATTTCAAGATATGCACCGTAGATGATATATCAGGAGACCGAATATCACTCAAGGACGAGGACGGAGATACGTTCGATGTAACCGAGGATGAATGTACTTTAGTTCGAAAGCTTGATTACCAGCTCTATGAGGGCGAGAAGTTTCACTATGGAGTGTGTGGGATGCTCCAGGATATCGAGAATGCCCGCACAATGACGAGCTATATCCACGATGACGACCTCAGATGGAAGCTTGATGCTGCGTGCAGATGGTTCAAGGAGCACATTGAGGCTGAGATTGCCAATCACATCGTAGAGAATCAGTAAGCCAAACAAGCCTGCCGGGAACGGTGGGCATCAAGTTAAACCAAAATATTAAGATTATGGATAGAAAAGTATTGAAAGACAAGATTGATGAGTTGCGTTCAACAGCCAAGATGGAGCTAGCATGCACCATCCGTGAGATTATGAGAGAGCACAATGTGCAGAAGAAAGAACTTGGCTGGCCTGTAGTTATCAACAATAGCTGTCTTGTAGATTTCGTAGAGGTAGGTAGTAGAGATGCCGATATCCCGTTTTTCGTCATAAACGTTGGTGTTGGCTACTACAAAGAGCCTCACAAGGTAAGTGCATTGGACGATAGCGTATCGGTTGAGCTACTCGCTGATATTGCGACAGGGTTGAACAACGAACTGAGTGGATACGTCAGCACTTATGTGGCAAAGTACAGATTCATCTATGACGACGGAACTACGGCCGACATGGATGAGCCTTATGTATTCCTTGCAGAATCAGAAATAGATGCCAAAGATAAGGCAGACGACTATGCAGAGGTATGGAATAACTGGAATGAAGATACGATAGAACTCGTATCAGTCGAGAAACAGACCGCTTCGGAAGGTTAAATTAGCGTTAAAAACGGCAAAGATGATGGTTTATATTATAAACTTTTAGTATCTTTGCAACTAGTAACCAAAATATTAGAATTATGACAGAAGAATTAAGAATCAAGACAAGAGACTGGGAACGACTTTTAAGCCCTGTTCAGCAGGAGAAGTACAAGCTCGCTATCAAGCAGGGTTGGTTTTCCAATTATCACAGCAACGCCTGGAGGCATGACACGTTCTATGGCGCATACATCTGGAAATATCCGAAGTTCATCAAGGTCGTGAGAATGTTCGATGAGCTGTTGGGCCACAAGCCATTGTGGGAAGACATCACTGACGACAACCTCCGTGACCTCTTTGAGAAGATCAAGGAGAACTATGCTCCAAACTCCGCAAAGACCGTATGCGCCACCATCAAGGCGGTGATACGTGAGAACGATGCTACGAAGGAGATAAACAGCCCGACGTTCGGAAAGATACTCAGAACGAAGGCTGTTCCTGTCCAGTCCGTCTATCTCTCGGATGAGGAGATAAACAGAATCATCAATTACAATCCAAGGGGACAGACGAAGAGATATGTTCAGCGCATGTTCCTCATGGAATGCCTCTGTGGAGCACGATACAGCGATTGTCAGAGGATAACCCCCGAGAACATCGATGATACCGGACACTTCCTCGTGTATGTGGCACAGAAGACCAAGACAGAGGTAAGGGTTCCTCTTCACAAGAAGCTCCGTCCGTTCCTGGTATGCGGCACGGGCGTTGAGCCCCTTCCTGGAGAAATCAGCGAGATGACCTTCAACCGAACTCTTCGTGACATCTGCCGTGATTGCGGAATAGACGAGAATACGAAGGTGTTCCATGCAGGTAAAGAAGAGACCGGAAAGAAGTACCTCTTTATCTCTTCACACACCGGCAGACGTTCGTTCGCCACGAATCTTTCCAAGAAAGGCGTACCATTGGAACAGATTGCCGTCATGATGGGGCATACTAGTAACGGTAAGCCTAATATCCAGATGACGCAGCGGTACATCGTTGGTAAGACCGAGATTGACAGCAGTACCCTGAGACTGTTCGGTGTATACGATAAGGATCTGGATGATGGTCTAGATGAGGACCAAGCTAAAACTGGAGGTGGCCATTAGCCATCTCCTGCTATTGTTTAACCAATTAAAATAATGAATATGGTAGAAGATTATACAGAAGAAGAGTTGGATAAACTCATCAATGAGTGTCGGAAGAAGTACGAAAAGCTCGAAAAGAAGACCGTTATGAAGGCTCTGACTGGAGAGATTGGTACAAATTCTGCAATGGTAGAGGAGTTGGAGATACTCAACATTCACTATCATGACGAAATGGATGAGTACGATGTCACTGCACTCGACCTGAATCCTGGTCTAATCGAGAACTTCAAGAGAGCAGAGCATGAAGGCAAGAACGTTATCTTCGAGGCGCAGGAGTATCTAAAGATTCTCGGTATGTGCGAGGAGATGTTCAACCAGAAGATGTGGGTCAACGAAGATGGCCACATGTGTGACGAAGATGGGAACAGACTATCTGCTGACGGAGAGCATCGTGTTTTCGAAGTTGTTAAGTGCGGAAAATAAGATATTTCTAGTTAATCATAGCTAGATTTGTTTAAATGGTTGTCCTCTCTTGCCCGTGAGGGTAGGAGAGGATTTTAAAAACGGCCCCGATTAGCCAAAAATAGGGAGCTTCGGCTCCTGCAATTATTAACTTTTAAAAAAAGAATTATGGCAAATTGGGCATCAACAAGCTATCGTATTGAAGGCAACCAGAAGGACCTTCAGGAGTTAAGTAACCTTTGCAAGGCGTTTATGAGCAAAGAACGCCCTGTAATGGAGAAAGGCGCGTCAGAGAACTGGGAGGGAAACATCATCCTGGCTCTTGGCGAAGAAATTGGTGACAGCTACATTCGCGGTTTCATCCAGGAGTGTGAGCTGTCAGATGGTCTCTTGAGCATCGAGGCTGAGGAAGCATGGGGCGCAACGGATTTCAGACATCTTCTTGAAGGTCACTATGAGAATATGAAAGTGTACTTCATAGTTGAGGAGGAAGGATGTGAAGTCTATGCCACCAACGATACAGAAGGCAGATACTTCGACTACCGCTTTGTTGTATCTTCGTGCGTGGACGAGGACTACGACACAGAAGAGTTCAAGACCAAGGAAGAGGCATTGGAGTATGCCGCAGGAAAAATCGGGCGTGATTCTACCACTATGGACGAAATCGAAGAGTGGAACGAAGAGCACGAAGATAATGACGAGTACATTAACATCAACGAGTATAAGATCGTTGACTAACCAATTAAGCCCTACGCATCACGGTTAAGTCATTTCTATGAAGAAGATTTTATTTCTGTTGGTGTTTATCTTGGCAACAGCGTCGTCTATTGCGCAAGAGAAGCATCCTTACTACTGTACCATAAGCGGTACACGCAACCTTGCGAATAAGATTAGACTGGAACTCGAATGGGGCGAGCTGAAGCAGAACGCAGCCCTTCGTGACGAGAACGGAAAGAAGATCGAGTTCAATAACCTCACCGACATTCTTAACTACATGTCAGCAAGAGGATGGCAGTTCGTTACCGAATTGAACTACGATGGACACATACATTACCTTCTAAAGAAGGATGTTTCTTCTCCGGAAGAAGCAAAACAAGGACTTCGCTTCGATACAGACAAATAACACCACAATAGCCGCTTATCCATTTCACAGATAGGCGGCTATTTTATTAAGATAACCATCAAAAAAGCAACGAAAATCACACTTTTTTCTTAAACTACGTTAATTGCAAATATTCTGTACTTTAATGAATAGCACAAAACATTGTTTTTACTCTAATCGAAACACCTAGCCAAATCAGTACTTTCGAGAGTTTTGTTTTTACTTTTTACTTGAATGAGCGGATTTTTGGCACAAATCAGACGTTTGGTCGGTTCTAAATGTTTTTGTAATTTTGAACTCGCAAGCGGTGAAGTAGAGAGCATTGTAAGCAGAAAATTAGAATGTTTTTCGGTCGTAAGACCGCTAATCAGATATAAGCTTATAAGCTCCGAGGGTTATTTCTCTACCGCTGACCCTTGGAGCTTTTTCCATATAAATACGTAGGGTATGAACAATATCAGAATAGGAATTAAGCAGGCACAGATTGCACTGAGCGATGATAATCGTTTAGTGGCATTTTGCTTTGCCCTCAAGATAAAGTTCCTGTTCCGTTCATCAGACCTTCATTATGGAACAACAAATCAGGCAGCGAATGCCCTTGGTTTCAACAAGAAGGATTTCAAGCGATACCTGGATTCAGCCATTGAGTTCGGTTATTGCCGCATAGATACGAACAAGTTCGGTGTGAGAAGAATCATAGCGAACAAGATTCACGAGAGTTACAATTATAGCTACAAGACAAGAAGAGGGGAAATAAGCAAACTCAGCCTACCGAATCTTAAGGGTCTCGTGCGCAAGGTTGTCGTGAGTAACAAGATTAATATTATCGAAGAAGTCATCAATACGCATGGTAGAGCCATTAACGGGCACTCGATTAAAAGTGTACGCAACGCCCGCAAGATGGAAGCTCGTATGTTGAAGAAACCATTCGATGAGAAGTACACCGGAAGTTACTCAAACGCCAAGATAGCACAAGACATTAATGGTACGTTGTATCAGGCGAGAAAAGCCGTCAAGTCTCTCGTTAAGTCTGGAGCAGTACAAAAGATTATCCAATGCACTGAGGCAGACGTTGATGCGTGCTTATGCACAAACAACCAGAGCTTCCGCACGGAAGATGGAACACTCATTATCATCTCTGCAAAATACAGAAAAGGACAACTTAGATGCGCCAACAAATACAAGACTATCAAGAATCAGATTTCGAAGGCAAAAAGTGGTTCTAATCAGAAGAAAATTGAGAAAAAATGGTAGTGGGTAAAAAGTAACATATAATAATAGTAGTGGCAGAGGGAGACTTCGAGGGAGTGAGCCTGAGCCTTTTTAGAAAGAATATTAACGTCATAAAATGTAGAGATTATGAGAAAAGATATTGTTAGAGATACTCCATCATTGGAGGAGTTTTGTGACTACATAGAGAGAAAGGGCTATGATATCGACCCGTTTGCTCTCTATAAAGAGTTCGAGGCTAGAGACTGGACCACCGCGAAAGGCGTTCGTACTAAGTCGTGGACAGCATTGGTTGATGCTAGAAATAGTATCGTGAGCCAAAGACGAAGGAATGACCAGGCTGTGCTTCTCGGTATTCCAAAGCCAAGAAAGCATGAAAGTAAACAGAGGTACAAGAAAAGGGTAGATAATGCTAGGACGAAAGCTGTAAAAATGAACTATGACGAGTTCTTGCAGGATCCTCGCTGGTTCGCATTCAGACAGTTTGTTTTTGCCGTTCGTGGACATAAGTGCGAGGTTTGCGGTTCTACGGAGCGATTACAAGTTCACCACGTAGGCTACAAGAAAGGTTTGCTACCATGGGAATATACCTGCAACGACGTTAAGGTGCTATGTCGTAATTGTCATGCAAGAGTTCATGGCAAGTATGAAGAATCCTAA